GGTCTTGCACAACAGCATCAACTTGGTCGTCGTTGATGAGACGGAACTCCTTGCCAAAGATCTTGAATCTTGTGCCGGAGTAAGTACGTACTAACACGAAGTCGCCCTCTTTACACCATGCTCCGTTAGGAAATTTGGCGGTGTCGTTGTACGCATCGGGGCCAACTTTCAAAACAAACAACACAGTGGTTGCTGTTTCTTCTTGGCGCATGCTTTCAATGGGTCGGACTAAGTCCAAACTTGTACCATCCACTCGTTCAGAGATGTCGGGCACCGCGCAAAGAATCTTCCAACCCGTTGGGATAGGAAGTTGCGTGGCCTTCTGCTCATCGTTAGCTTCAGTTTCAGGCGCATCCAAAGGTTGGATGGGTTCAGGCAGTGCAAAAGCACCGGGGGAGAGATCAATGTCACTCATTGGATTCTTCAACTTTCTGTGCAAGGTCAAGTAGATAACGCTCTGCGAGGGCTAGACCCTGAATAATCCCGCAGAGTTTTTGGTACTCTTCAAAAGTACGGCACGAACCACCAGCCAAGTCGTCGGCATAGTTGTTCATGTCAGTGCGTATTTTTTCACGTAATACGCGTACGAAGTCTTGGATCATTTTCTAGAACCTTGGTTCCTGCTATTTGGGAGCGCAGCAGTGCGCGCTTGTAAATCCATCTGGGCTTTACTCTTTGCGATGTCAGCACCTATTTGGATGCCAGCACGTTCTTGTTCAAACTGTTGCTTGAATTCGCTCTCTTTGATTTGCGCACCTGTGCGAAGAGCTTCCAACTCCAGTTTGCCGCTGACTTCTTGCTCTTTCAAAGCCTGTGAGTCGGCCTTGGCAGCAGCGTCCATCATGATCTTTTGTTTCTTGAGTTCTAGCTCTTGGCCTTTGAGTTGAAGCTCCTGCATCTGCAACTGCAACACGGGGTCTTGCATCTGTTGCTGTGCCTGCATCTGAGCGGCCTTGGCTTGGTTCTGCATCAACACCTGCTGTGCCGCTTGAGCCAGCATGCCGGACAACGCAATCTCAATCTGCGGTGGCAACTTCTCGTCTTCGGGAGGCAGGGGCATACCCAACTGCTGTTCAATCTGCTGGCGCATCTGGTAACCAACGTGCTCTGCAATGTGCGCTGTGATTGCGCCCATGATCTTGGGAGCCTGTGGGTTCTGGCCAATGAACTGCTGCATCATCGGGTCTTGCAAGAGCATCATGTGTACCTGCATGTGCGCAGCGTGATCCTGATGCAAGAACGCCTTGAGGGGCGTACCTTTAAGTGCGTTCTGGTTCTCCTGCACTGGGTCAATCGGTTTCATGTCTTCTTCGATTGGCACGAGTTTCTCAGCGTTCTTAATACCCAACACGTTGAGCATTCCGCGGTGAAGTTCGGGCAAGTTATAGATGTCCGGAGCCATCTGCGCCATCTGAATGACAGCTTGGTACTGGATAACGCGCTGAGACATGGTCGCAGCGTTGGGGTCTGACACGGGGATAACGTCCACCAAGTCATAGTCGGCTTTCTTAGCTTTGCGAGTGCCGTACTCGGGTGTGTATGTGTAATCTGGGTCAGTGTAGTCGCGGATGATGTTCTTCAAGAGTTTGAACTCTTGCTTCAAGGCAAAGTGCACACGAGCCTGAACAGCCGTCATTACCTTGAGTTGACGCTCCAACAGTGCAAGCGTAGTTCCCACAGGAGCCTGCGCAGACATATCAGACACCTTCATATCAGCAGTCGCGGCAAAACGACGGCCTTCGTCCACGATGGTCTGCATCAAGTTAAACAGCGTAGCGCTTGGCTCCTTGTATGGCAGCGGCAAGATGTTGTCGCGGATCGTGCCAGAGCCTACATCTACATCACGGAACTCTCCGGGTGCAATCGGCGTGTCGTCACCTTTGATTCGCAGGCCCCGTGTCTTGAGTCCACCGGGCAAGTTGCTGAGTGTTCCTGCATCGACAAGCTGGCGCATGAGTGATGTAGCGGATTTAGCAAAGCCTCCGATAAGATGGAAAAGCCCGAAGCCATAAGCTCCAAAACCCGGAATATATTGGTAGTGCACAAAGTGCTGGCGCTTGAGTCTGAGATCATCGTCTTCGTTCCAGTTGCGGCGGATTGACAGGATGTCGTTAGAGCCTTTAATCAACGTGACAACGTACGGCAACATGATGCCGGTCTCTTCGCCAGAGTCGTCTTTGTCTTCGTAACCTTCAAGGTTCAAATCAACGTGGCACTCATACAGGGTGTAGCGATCGTCATTCAAATCACTGAAGCCCGTCTCTTTGTCCTTGGCTTTTTGAATGTCTGTCAAGTCTCTGGGTGCGTCAGGCAAGTCAACATCAAGGTAGAAGCCCGCTTGCTGGAGCTTAATGATCTCGTTCTTGGTCTTGCGCATGACGTGCGTGATGCGGTAGCAAGTATCTAAGTCCGTTGTCCCGTACGGCAGATACATGTCTTCCGCAGGAATGAACATGGAAACTTGACGTCCCAAATTGGGATCGTAGTACACCTTCTTGAACGCTGAGCCTGTGGCCGGCAGTGACCAGAGCATGCGCTCGTGTTCAGCGCGGTACTCCGTCATGACTTCCGTTAACTCGTAATTCATGTCGTCTTCAACGTTGGCCGCAACTTCTTTCATCTCTGGCGTCTCTTTGCCAATCAGTTTGCTGCGCACAGGCCCTTGAGCTGGGAACGTCTCCGTAATTGTCTCTGCTTGGAAGCGCACAACAGCTTCTGTAATCATGGGGTGGAACACACCGCATGCGCCGTTCCAAGGTTCTGTGCGTTCTTCTATCTGCAAGCCAAGTAGTTTCAACCCATCAACGTACGTCTTCTCCCAATCCTTGCGGCCATTCTTGTCGTTGTCAATGTCAGACACCAAGTCACCAGCCAGCGACTGCAAAGCGCCGTCTTTTATGTACTCAGCCAAGTTGTCACTGAAGCCTTCTTCGCCGTCATCTTCTCCGGGCGTGATGGTGATCTCTACCCCGTCCATGCCAATGGTGACTTCTTCGGGATCAACGATCTCGATCTCCAAGGGGGATTCTTGCTCACCCAGCGCGTCGATGCCCATTGGTTGTTGGTACAGCGCTTTGTCGATGTTCGTTGCCATGTGTGTTCCTAGTAGTATTCGTATTTCCGGCTGCGAAAGAGAGCAAGGTCATCTTTCTCGTCCGTGTCTAAACTGATAAAGCCGCCTTGCCTAAAGCGTAGCAGCGCCTGTGTTGTCGTGTCCACGTAGTCATCGTGCTCCCCAACTGGGAACGCGGCCATCTCTTCAATCACTTCGCGTGCCCAGCGTGTGTCGGGTGCCCAGACTTTACCCGAACTGAACAAATCTGCAACCGCGTTGACACGCACCATCTTGTCGTTGCCCCTTGATGGGCTGAACTCCTGCACAGGTATGCCCAACGCCCTGAGTTCTTGGATCAGCGGCGCACCAGCGGCCTTCTTCTCCACAATGAACGCATCAGGTTCCCACTCTTTGTAGTTTTTAAGCGCCACCACCTTAAGTTCAGGGAAAGCCATACGATCTTTAAACGCATCCAGTAGGATAAGCTGGGGGGAGTCATTTTCTTCCTCGTTGTAGAAGATGCCCCACGTTGTACACGCAGAGTAGTCGGAGTTGTTCTTGGTCTCAAACGCCGTGTCCCATGACTGGATGATGTATTCACACGTTGGCGGGTCTTCGGGCTCCCAGATACGCCACATTCTGCGGCTGACAATGGCGGAGTTCTCGGATGTGGGCTGCTGCATGTACTGCGCGTTCCAATACCGTGGGTCAATGCTAGCCTTTGTAGATTTCAACGCCTCAAGCGACCACTGCTCTGGCCACAAGGACTTCTCGTCGTCCTCGTCCTCGTTCAAAATGGCCGGCAACTCCACAATCTCCCATGGAACAGCTTCTGGGTTCTTGGTTTGGTAGTCAATCAGGCGCCCAGTCAGGTCTAACAGCGACCAACGGGTCATCACAATGATAATCCCACCACCCGGCATCAAACGTTGCAGCGGGCCAGTCTGGAACCACGACCAAGCCGTGTCAAACGCGAGTCTACTATTAGACTTTACGTCCTGCTCCGAGTGAGGATCGTCAATAACGAACAGATCAGCACCACGACCAGCAAGAGCGCCCCCGACACCAGCAGCATAGTACTGACCGCCAGCGCTTGTAGACCACTTACCGGCAGCTTTTTGGTCGTCTGCCACCATAGTGTTGGGGAAAACTTCTCTGTATTCATCAGAATCAATCAAGTTACGTATGCGCCGCCCGAAATCTTCAGACAAACCTGCCGTGTGCGTGCCCATGATGATCTTTTTCTCAGGGTACTTGCCTAAAAAGTATGCAGGAAACAGGTAAGACGAGAACTCAGACTTACCCATACGCGGCGCAATGTTGATAATCACGCGCTTTTTGCGTCCCTCGACCACATCTGTGAAGATCTTAGCCAGCTTCTTGTGGTGGGGGCCAATCTTAAAGCCCGGGTATACCGTTTGGGCAAAGCCCAGCATGTTGGTGCTGGCCGCTTTTAGGCTGGCTCGTTTCTCCCGAAGCTCTAAGTCTTCAAAAAGTTCCATCTTTTCCTGCGCGGACATGTGCGGCAAAGCTTTTTGCATGGCCTCAAGCTCAATCTTACTCAGTGTTGTAAAAGCGTCACGCTTCATCTGTCGTGTCTTCCGTAACGTCAATCACATCTATCACACCCATGAACCTGTTGAGCTTTTCTTTGATCCGCGCCTCTAGCTCAGAGTCAGACATCTCGGTCTTCTTGACCTCAATTTTTTCTGTAAACAACCCAACTTCCGTCACTTTACCAAGCGCTACCAGTGCTTTAAGGCGCACATTGGCGTTGGGGTGTTCGGTTTCTTCCACCAGCTTGGCCACTGTGTAGCCACGGATTTGTTTAGCTTGCTGTACAAATTCCCAGTCGTAGGCAGATAACATACCAACTAGTTTTTGAACAGCTTCTGGCGTTTTGATATTTGCCAGAGAGGTATGCGTCATTTCCGCAGGTTTGGCGGTGACGATGTTTGTGAAAGCAGTACGCGCTGCTTGGCTTTGGGACTCATTGACCAAAGTATCTGTGTCTACAGCGCCTAGCTCTTTGAGCCAGTCAACCGTTTTAACCATGCCGTCTACGGCGTCCGCAGGATCGGTCTTATCCATGGGGACGAAATTACCCGGGTGAGTGCTCACCTCGGGTTCGAAATTGATTAAGTGATCTAACATCTGCGCATAAGCCCTTGAACCTGCGATGTAGATAATGTACACTCAAATCGAGTGGGTGCGCAACAGTGTTGCGTATTTGCTTTCTCCTCGATGGTTAAGTTGCCATCTTTATCCCCCGAAGCGTCTGCAGATGCCCGGGGGATTTTTTTATTTGGTGTTGTCAAACGTTAGACATTGGTATTTCTGAATTTTTATAAAATTTATGGGGGGTGCCTTTTTAGTACTAAGTAATTACAAAGTTATTTTGAAGTTTGGTTTGCGGTTATGGAACAGTGTTCGTATGTGACGGCAGGGGGCATTGCCAATATAGGGTGGTGGGGGTATGGTGGGGGTCAAAAACCGCCAAAAACACGCCAAAACAGGGTCACATTGACCCGAAAACGCCCCGAATACACCCCGAAAAAGGCTCTCGATGCCTATCAAAACAGGGTGTATGCACAATAGAAGTTGTCTAAGGTAGTCAGCCCTAGGCAATTCAATCAACCTCAAGGAGAAAACAACATGACAAACAAAACTCAAGCATTTAAAACACTCGATACATTCGCTGACTCACGGGTCACGCTTATCACGGGTATGCAAAAGGCAGGTTACGCGACAGTCGAAGCGTGCAGACCCATTGTGATCGAATGGGCTTGCAAGAAGACTGGCGCGGAGTATCGCGAAACCAAGGCGGGCAAGGTCGTTTTAGTCTCAGATCACCCGAAGTACGAGGGCGCGAAAACCACAGTGCGCGACATCATGCTGATGATCGAGGGAACAACGCGCAGGGCATCGAGCGCAAAGAAAGAACCGCTTGACCCTGTTGCGAAAATCATCGAAGCCTTTGGCAAGTTGACCCCTGCACAGCAACGCAAAGCCTTGGCGGTTCTCGTTGCGTGATTTTCGGGTCACTGTGACCCAGTTTTTTCTGCGAACCCGAGAGAAAGAGCTTCTCTCGGTGTTTCGTTTCTTGTCTAACCTTTTTAATCCACGGAGAACCCCATGACACAAAACCAATTTAATGCACTTTGCAATGAACACGGCATAGCCCCAAGCATTGCGCTTGAGAACGAGGAACTCATTGAAGCCTTACGCGAGCGCAACGATGAGCAAGTCGTTGAAATACTTACGAACAACTTTTAACCCCAAGGAGAACACCATGAGCAAATTCAAACACTACTCACCCAAAGAACTCGCACTCGCAAAGTGGAACAACGAGCAACGCCCCAAGTACATGGAGAAGATCGAGCGTGATGTGAAGCGTGGCGTCATGCTCAGACGCGTGGAAGACATGGAAGCACGCGCCGAAATACGGGTCACAATGACCCGATTGTCGTCCAAAGCCGTTTAATCTACAATTTACCTACCTATCCATGATTAAACAGTTATCCAAACTCAGAGTACAGCGCAACCCCGCGCCATTGCTTGCGTCTGCAAAAACTGTACTCTATATCTATCTTTTTAAATATATTTATATATATAGGAGTGTTTGTATATGTGTGCATATTTTCGTAAACCCGACAACCCCTGCTCTCAGGCTTTATCTTTAGTTCTTTTCAAAAAGGATAGATACCGAGGACAGTCACCCCCTTTCTGCCTTGCACACCGCGTGGATATTGGTTATCATCTATCCATCCATTTCGGATACTCGTTTAATCTAGGACAGATCATGGAAAATACAGATTTAATCTCGACACATCTTGACCTCAAGCTCATGCGTAACCCTTTGAGCGAGGCACAACAACTCAAGCTGACCCCCAAGCAACTGCAAAACTACCTTGTAAAAACGATTGCGAATCCCGCCATTCGAACCGAGCGCAGGGATTACTTACTCAAAAAGAAAACCGAAATGAAGTCGAGCAAGCTACGCAACAAACAGTTCGATGCGTTATGGCGTGACCTGTTGCGTGACCTGAAGTATGAGTTGGCCAACGCCATGGTAGGACGCAGATACAAAAGCACCAACCCAACACCCGAACGTGACCAAGCGTTCGACAGATACATCGAGGTGCTGCAACGCCTTGAGCACAAGATTAAAACTAATTACATGACGACTTATGTGAACGATGACGGCGAGGTCGTTGAGCCTGAGCGTGGCCAACGCATGACCCCATCACAGTTCTCGGCATGGGTGCAACGCAGAAACCCCAAGGCCATACCCAACAACGGATCGCATTGGACTGACTGGGTGCCACGAACTCAGCGTCAAGAGGTGAGCGAATTGTTTGAGCTTATCCCTACGATGCCGCGTATGAAACGCAAGCTACCTTTTCAACGCCTGAGCAGACCGCCTCAAGAGAGCAAGGCAAGGGCATCCAAGATCGAGAGATTAAAACTACGCACAGAGAACGAGCTTGTCAATGCAGAGCAGGCTCATGAGATGAACCCAACAGACAAGCACTTACAGACAGTGCGAAAGATTAAGCAAGCCCTGCGGTGGATAGACGAGTTGAAACCCAACGACTTCGTTCCACCGACATGGCACGGGATGTATCCCGAAACAGAATAAGGGTCACAGTGACCCGAAAGTGTGACTGCTTCGCCGTGTGGCAGTCGCACCCTACCTTGAAACTCACACGGCACTTGCAACTAAGGAGATAAGTAAATGAAAACAAAGACAGCAAAGATTGCGAACCTGCTATTCACTGCCGCTTGCTTGGCGATGGTGTACATGGGGTTCATCATGATGGACGAGTTCGGTATCGGATACCTGTGGTTAGGAATGTACACCTGCGGGGCGTACGGCTTGGCGTATCAGGTGTTCGACTATTTTGTAAGTGAAGCAACCAACTAACGGGTCACAGTGACCCGAATTTATAAAGGAGAAAGCAATGACTACAACAAACAATACATACGACCCCATCACTATGTGGGATAACTTTGCACGAGCACGCTACGCTGTGCGCTTGGTTCACGCTAACGTCAGACGGCAGTGGTCGCAGTGCACTGACGATGCTGAGTATGTCCGCCTCAGTGATAAGCACGAGGCTCGTAAGTGGGTCGTTCGTGAGGTTGAGCGTTACCCCATGCACCCTGTGATTGAAGCAGCAGTCATGGCCTCACGCCCATACGATTGGCAACAGTTGTTCCTTGAGTGGCCTCATGTATCCCAAGGTGATCGCTCCAAGATCGCCTACACACAGAACGAGGTCAAGGGTCAGAAAGATATTCAGACTGTCACATCAGTGGGCAAGTATCTCAACAGACACTTCGACTTACCCGATCACATCATTCGTGATCTCGTCTCACGCCATGGTTCGTCAGCCCGCTTTCAGTTTGTACACACCACCGCTGAGATGATCTACCACCTACATCGTGGCCCCAAGTCGTGCATGGTGTGGAGTGAGGATCATGGTATCAAGTGCGATGATGGCGTGACCCGTCACCCCTACGAGGCGTACGATCCCAAGTACGGCTGGCACATGGCGGTGCGTGTCGAGGGCGACAACACCATGGGTCGTGCGCTGTGTATGACCAGCCCCATGGATGGCGTCAAGTATTTCGTTCGCAGTTACCTACGCCCATCCAACGAGTCAAGCTACAGTCAGACAGATGATGGCATGGATACATGGCTTCGTGAGCAGGGCTATACCAAGGAGGGTTACTGGCGTGAGGGTGAGAAGATGGCACACCATCCTGCACGAGACAGTTTCCTTGCACCCTACCTCGATGGCGGTGAGCGTTGCGTTGCGGTCAATGAGCGTGAGCGTTGGCTTGAGATCGACTCCAACGGGTCATGGATATGTGAGAACACTGGCGGGTACGCTACGAGCAACGAAGAGGACGAGAATCGTTTCGAGTGCGCTTGCTGTGGTGACAACACCGATGAAGATGACGGCTATTGGGTTGAGCGTGGTGAGGATACCCGTGTCTGTGAGTCGTGCTTCAACCATGAGTACACCTATGTGTACGGCAGACGTGGCAATCAGTACCATGTACACAACGACAACGCTGTGTATGTCGAGTCCAACAGTGAGCACTACGACCAAGACTATCTTGCTGACAACGAGATCGTTGAGCTTACGAATGGTGAGTACGAGCAGATGGAGGAGGCCATTGAGATCAATGGTGACTGGTACACGATAGACGATGACCGCATCTGTAGGTTCGAGGACACCGATGAGTACGGCCTGACCGAGGACGGATGGCAGTGCGCTCAGTCTTGCAACTGGTACACCGATGACTGCACCGACTTCACCGAATTCAAAGGTGAGCGTTACCACGATGACTACATCCCGCAAGAGATAGCTGATGCGACTGTTGACAAGCGCATTGATGAGGACGAGGGTATGCCGACCATGCTCACGATGGAGATGCTCGACAAGGTGTTGATGATATGGGACTACGCCTGTTATGCCGACCGAGTAAAGATCAGCCTGACCTACACGCTTGATGGACGTATGCTGTACACCGAGCGTGTCTTCACACTGGAGTTCATTAGCGGTATTGACAACGAGGCGTTCACCAAACTGATACGCACCGAACTCAGCACCAACCTCATGGCACAAGCCAATGAGATCGCAAACAAATACTTAGAAACCCAAGGAGAATGAACATGAACAAGAAATCCATATTACACAAAACCCTAGCTCGGGCGTTGTCTGCCAAACGGCCACACAATACTGTCGCTGTGTCTGACTTCACCGAGTGGCTATTCAATGCGCTACCTGCTGAACTCAAGTCGTTCACATCTGTGGATGGTGCAGGCAATCTTCACATCGACAACCGCATCGCAGGCAGTCGCACACTGTTTATCGCTCACGTTGACACAGTACACAAAGAGACAGGTGCTAACAAGATCAGGAAGACTGCGACTCACTGGTATGCCGATGGCGCCCCTCTCGGTGCTGACGATGGTGCGGGTGTGGCCATGCTCATGCACCTGATACATGCAGACATCAAGGGCTACTACATCTTCAGTCAAGGCGAGGAGTGCGGTGGCATCGGGGCTAAGCACATCGCTACGCATCACACAGACTTGCTTGCTCAGTTCGATCGTGCCATTGCGTTCGACAGACGCGGTATCGACAGCATCATCAGTCATCAGGGTATGGGTCGATGTGCATCCGATGTGTTCTGTCAGGCACTGGCCAATGACCTCAACGCCTTTGACGACACGCTTATGTATTCCCCTGATGACACTGGCGTGTACACCGACACTGCTGAGTTCACAGACATCATCCCCGAATGTACAAACATCAGCGTGGGCTACTACAGTGAGCATGGTGACCAAGAGAACCTAGACATCGTGCACTTCGAGGCACTGTCCAACGCAGTGCTCAAGGTGATGTGGGATATGCTGCCTACTGATCGTGACCCGACTGTGCCTGAGTACAAGACGTACAAGTACGACACTGCATGGTGGACTAACTACAGTGTGTATGACGATGCGACTGCACACAATACAAAGCTCGACAGCAAATACTTCGGCAAGTGGCAAGACGATGACTACTGGGAGACGGAGGACTTGCTTGACGCCATTGACGATGCGCTTGAGGAACGCTACGACTTTTTGCTTGAGCTTATCAGCGAGGCGGTGTACCCTGAAGATCCATTGATTGCTGTGCGGTTCCTCAACCGCAGGCTACTCACCAAAGAATTACTACAAGAGGCCATCACAATGGCTCACACCTACGACTCGGCAACTGTACTGTGTACGTTGTTCGATGCCATTCACTGTGAAGCATAAACGGGTCACTGTGACCCGTATTTAAAAGGAGAAAGTAAATGACCCCCAACATAATGCAAGCGGTCAAGAATGTGTATACCGAAGGCGACCCGATGGACTACACATGGGTTGACCTCGGTGACTTCTCTACGATGGATGATGATGTGTACGATAAGACGATGGACGCCATCCCTGATCTGTTTGCGTCTGACCCTGCTGATCTGATGCTACCCTTTGAACAGATGGGTATCGTTCGGTATCAAGACAAGCAACCCGCACCGCTTAGCATAACCATCGAGCGTGGTGATGGTGCGTTGACTGTGCGCTTGCGTGGTAGGAATGGTGACGTAGGGGCAATACGCAGTACAGGCAAAGAGCAGTTTCTTTCTATGCCACCAAACCAAACCGCCGAAAGCTACATACAAGCGTTGAGAGATAAGGGGATGGAGCCTTCCGAAGAAGGGCTTACTCCTGAGCGCTACATGTATCAAATATGGAGTTCAATGGCCAGCCATCAGTATGCAGAGTACATGCGCAGGGCTATGGATATGCACGAGAGAACCCGTGTGTACAAACCCATCGCATCGCCGTCCAACAGTAAGCGTATCCGCAAAGGCAAGCACCCCTTGTTCGAGTGGAAGGTTATTGATGTGACTGCTAGACCTGAAGACCACGACATCGTGGCGACAGGCAATGGGCGTAACAGCCCACGACAACACAAGAGACGCGGACATTTCAGGCAGTACAAGGATGGACGCAGAACTTGGATACCCGAAGCCCTAGTGGGTAAGATTGAGTTTGGTTATATCTATCACAGCTATACAGCTACACGACAAAGGAGAAAGTAAATGACTGACGCACAACTGCAAATGATGGCCGATGATCTCGTGGCCAAGTACAAACACGAGATCGCTAGAGATGGCGACTGGTGGCACGGCACGGACGATTACTCGTTCAACATCCATTCACCCGATGAGGATGATTGGTTCAATGTGAATGTGTACAAGGTTGATCCAGTTACGGGCATGGACAACTACGAGTGGATGATTGACCTACCCCATGTGTTTATTAAAGGAGAAATTAAATGTATGACTTAACTACCAAAGAGGGCATGGCCAACGCCATGCGGTGGACACAACAACTGTTCGACACGCTCAGTGACAAGAGTACATGGGGTGTGCCCCGCTCGGGTACAACTGTGCAGATCGACAAAGCCACTAAGACCGCAACGATCACGTATAACTTCACGCCTGACCCTAGCATCGCGCAGGTCATCGAGGCTATGGGGTGGACAGTCATAACCAAAGGAGAGAGTAAATGAAACCTGAGACACGAATAAAGGTTGAGTACCGCAAGTGGTGCAAAGATACCTTCGCCGATTACAGGGTCAAGGATTTCCCATGCCAAGGGCGGATGTATGAAATATGGAAAGCAGCTTGGATTGCAAGCGCAATATTTATCAAGGAGGAAGCAATGAAGTATGTAGTTAGAAACCACAACGGCACGCTCTTGGGAGTATTCAATACCAAGCGTAAAGCTGAGAAAGAAGCCAAAGAGTATCGGTATCAAACAGGCAATGTCGCCTATGTAGAAAGGGAGGAAGTATGAACGGACTAGATAACCACTACGCCAACATGTTGGCAGATCACCAACGCATGCTCGATGAGCAAGCACAGAAGGAGGAAGAGATGGACAGCTTCAAAGACAAGATAGCGTTGCTACTTGAGGAGAACCACCCCTCTGAACTGGAGAGGCTCACGGGTGTGGACGACACAACGTGCAAGAAGGTTGTGCACCAACTGTACATGGATGGGTTCAATGACCCTGACTGTTGGGAACCTGAGAGGGTAGGTGACATATGGGTCATCTTCGGCAAGACATGCGATGAGTGGATAGATGAGAACGGCGACTACCTCGGCTTCGATACCAAGCGCGAAGCTAACGATTACATCAAGGAGACATTTAAATGACACCAGAACAAATTGAACGGATGTTCGGCAAAGAAGCATTGGATATGCTGTATGACTGCCTGCTACAAAACCCAGTGCATGACCTAGCCGATTGGATTCTTGCGTACCATGACGAACAGCAAATCGGTGATTGGATTGTTGGCCTGAAAGCAGACGAGGAGGAGGCATGATGACGCCCTACGAAAAGTTCGAGCGGGTAATACTTTTGTTAGCGGTCATTGTCGTTACCCTTGACCTCTTTTACTGGAGGCCCTTTTGACTACTATCAACAACCTCTTTTCTAGGGGAATTCCCCTTGACTTCTGTCTAAGCCTAGACAAATAATGGCAAAACTAAGGAGAAAGCTATGCAAAAAAACATACCCTACGACACGGGCAAGGTCAAGATTGGCCTATTTTATTCACCCCCACCACCCCCAACCACGCCCGAGGACAACTGGGTGCAATCCATTCTGCTTGGCGACAGGCAGGGTATGTCCGAGCTTACGCTCGTGACCATTCAATCCATCGGGCTTATAGCCTTCATCATCATTGGCATTCTTTTAACAGGAGGAAACTAAATGCCTGACATCCAAACCGCGTTAAGTAACGCACTCAAAACCACAATCAACGACTGGGAGAAAGACGATATGCAAATCACACAAACCAACACACAATCAAAGTCCACTAAATTCTTTGACATCACCAACAATGTAACCCGCGCAACCTTCGACTACGTGAAGAACCATCCTAATGAAACCTCGCCCGAGATATGTGCAAGCATGGCTAGGCTAGGGTACAAGGAAAGCTCAGTGGGGTCACTCATTGCGCAGTTTGCCAAGCAGGGCTTGGCTGAGAGAGATGACAGGGGCAGGTACATCACCATCGTGGACGAGTATCGACCACTCAAAGCCAAAAAGAAAATACTTACGGTTGTGCCCAAGCCAGTCGAGGCCAAGCGCAAGTATGTCAAGAAAAGCGATACTGCGGGAGGCATCGGTGCACTGTTGAAGGAGAAGCTGGAGAACACCCCTATGCCTAGCCAAGACGCGCTTGATGCTGCGGCCTACGCCATGGGTACTGCGCGTGTGGACGTAAACAAACGCATGGTCTCCCTCGTACGCGTGAAGTCACCCGAAGATGTTTTGAAGGACATGACTGTGTATCAAGCGCATGAGTTGTACCGCCACCTTAAAGAAATGTTTGGAGGGTGAAATGTACGAAGACGAACCAGTCAACGAGTATCGCATCAAAGTCACAGTTAGAAACAATCTGATCTTGAACGCGATTGAGAACGCTGGGTATAAAAGTGTGTCAGAGTTTTGTCGTGCGGTTAATTTGCCAAAGACTGCGCTGACAGAACTAATAGCCATGCGTAAGCCTCCTCTCAATCAAAACGGGGAGTTCAGTGAGCATGCCAAGGCGCTCATGGAGGAGTTGTGTGCACTGCCAACCGATCTGTGGACATCCGAGCAACTAACGCTGAAACTTAAACGCAATACCGCACAACGTGATGTAAGCTCTGAAGGTATGCGTGCTGCTCTCGGGATGCACGCGGAGGAGATGCTTGAGTTGATGAGGCCCGATGACCCTGACGAAGCTGTGCTCAAGCATGAGACGGTGAGTCTCGTGGAGAAACAACTGGATTCCATTACTCCGCGTGAAGCCTTGGTACTGCGTATGCACTTTGGCATCGGTTGCGAGGAACACACGCTTGATGAAATTGGAGAAAAGCTTGATGTAACGCGAGAACGTATACGGCAGATCGAGGCCAAGGCTTTGCGTAAATTAAAACACCCGTCAAGGTCTGATGAACTGCGTCAGCTATTGCCTGCGTACGAGCGATCTCCCGATCAAAAACAAAAAGCAAAACCGCCTGCGTGTGAGAATGTGTATCACCAGTTCTACATGAACCCAAACGGAGTAAGTGTCTGCGCTCACTGCGGTATTGGGGAAGAACGTTTTAACAATATCAAAGAGTATTCACATCTTATGAAGGAGCAACAATGAACGACGACGATGACATCCAAGAGTACGTTAGCAATAATTTTGCGCAAACATTTAAACAAGTGGTTCGCAATGAGACTTTAGAAGAAGTTGCCCGTGAGTTTGAAAAGATGAAAGTTTTTGAAGCAGACACCATGGCAAGCATTGCCGTGAATATAAGGAATATGAAACGATGAACGGTTTTGTTAGACGGCAACTGGCCATTGGTGGCATACAGCCCATGCACAAGTACAAAGAGTGTGCTCAGTGCAACGAGATGAAACCACCTGAAGGCGGTATTGAGATGAGCCAAACTAAGTGGCACTGCGCAAGATGCTGGGCCAACCGAGTCATAAGTAGGAATTTAAAAAATGCCAAGACCTAAACCACCTGAAAAACTACTGGGAAGACAAGTCCGAATGTCTGACAGACACTGGATGATATTGCAACAACTTGGCGGGGCTGAATGGTTGAGGACTATCCTTGACAAGAAGGCGCCCATGCCCAAGAAGTATTACGACAACGAACTGGCGCGTATGCACAACCCTGCTGACGCTGTATTTTTAAAACGAAGGAGAGAAGAAAATGATTGAACTGATTGAAGACGGTACAGAGCCAACTTATGTGAGCCTCTACGAAGGTGCTACGCTTGAGCAAGCTGGGCATATATGGGGTAGCGTTATCAAGAGCGATGGTGGCCACTGCCCTGTGTGCAACAGATGGGGTAAGCTGTACCGGCGCGGTATTAGTGCGTCCATGGCACGGCAGTTAATATGGTTGTGCTTACAAGACCCGCGTGAAGATGGCTGGGTGGACGTACAACGCACCGCACCCGTGTGGTTGCTACGCTCCCCTCAACTTGGTACTTTGCGGCACTGGGGCATGGTACTGGATGCGCCTGTGAAGGGTGCGAAGAGCCGTACGGCAGGACTGTGGAAGCCGACAGCCATAGGCTTGGAGTTTGCATACAACAAACTTTCTGTGCCCAAGTACAAGTACATCTACAACGACACCGTGTTTGATACCGAAGGCGCTGACGTCACCATTCTCGATTGCATTGGTGAACACTTTGATTACAACGAACTTATGAATGCAAACTATTATGGCGAATACACCGGAAACGAAAGTGAAGACGGCAGTGAGGAAAATGCTTAATGCCTTTGACATCTACCACTTCATGCCCCCTGCTAACGGCTTTGGCCGTGCAGGGATACCTGACATCATTGGCTGTATGGATGGACACTTCATCGCCATCGAGTGCAAGGCAGGCAAAGGCACAACCACAGCCCTTCAAGACAGAGAACTCAACGCCATCCTTAACCATGGCGGAACAGTTTTCATTGCTAGAGAAGACAACCTTGAAGACTTACAACAACTACTGATGGGACTACGAGATGAGCTACATAGAACCTGATTTCGCAATGACAGACGAGGAGCTACACCGCAGAGTCGTGGCTATGTCAGATGATGAGCAAGAACACTTCAGGCTACTGATCCACAAGTTGGTGATGTGCTATGGAGAAGGCAAGGCGCAAGGCGTTGTCGTCATTGGCCGCGCTGAAGATCAACTGGCAGGAGTCGTTACGCTAAACTGTAACGAGATGGAGGCGTCGCAACTCATGTTGGCGGCAAACGATTTTTTCGGCTTTCTAAACGTCCTCGACGCACCACCAAAAGAAAACTTTAACTGAAGGAGATAACATGAAAGAAGAATGGCTAATGCCCGGAGCCGTAGTTCCGGTAGACATAGAAACAATACAAGCGCTTGTTGAGGAAATCAAAAGACTGATTGATGTTGTTGGTGGCATGGCGTTGAATCAACAGGAAGAACGCGCAGAGTCGCAGGGCAAGATCGAAACCCTGCACGCCATGTACGAACTGGCAAGCAAGCAACGAGATACTTTGATGGACGAACAGCGAGCACAGGTTGCGGCTATGCGCGGGAGGATTCAATGAACAGAGATGACATTATCCGCATGGTTAACAAAGCTGGTGGTGGGCAATTGTCAGACCGACAGTTTCAATTGCATGGTTTAGACACAATTACAAATTTTGCCGCCCTTGTCGCTTCTTCCGAGCGTGAGGCGTGTGCAAAGGTGTGTGAGTTGATGTGGCACGAATGGTTGGACTCGCCCGAAGAGAATGAACCAAATAAACCTGATGCAGAAGATTGTTACAGGGCTATCCGAGCAAGGAGCAATCCATGAACAGGGAAGACATTATCCGAATAGCGCAAGAGGCGGGGTTGCATATTGCAACCGATGTGAACTGGATGCCTATCATTGGCCTTGAGTACGCAGAGAAGTTTGCCGCCCTTGTGATTGCCAACCACCCACCGCAGTCATACATGACATGGCAAGAGGGGTACGAGGCAGGCAAGCAGGACGAGCGTGAGGCGTGTGAAGCCCTGCATGACCACGAAGATGTGCAAGCCCCTGTTGGCAACAGTTCATGGGGTGAGGCGTATCAAGAGGGTTGGGGTCAAGGCACAGCCGCATATCGTGATGCCATCCGAGCAAGGGGACAAGCATGACTAAAGAAGCATTGAAGTTGGCATTGGAGGCGTTGGAAACCCCTTGGAATGCCCCTTATGTTGATGGTTGCGACTTGGCATTGGGCAAGAAAGTGAAAGCCATCACCGCCATCAAAGAAGCCTTGGCCAACGAAGCCCTAGAAAAAATGGCAGAGAACGCCAGAGAGTTAGGGCTGGACTATGAGCCAGAGCAGAAGCCTGTGGCGTGGGTTGACCCAGCAACATTGCATCACCTAAAAATTGGCTTAGAAGGTGTGCATTTGGTGTACGAAACAGAGATGGTCAACTCTTTGCCTTTGTACGACAAGCCACAATTTGCAAATTCTAAAAATTATTTAGAACGACTGATACGCATTATGGGTACGTTTGACTTGGCAACTGGTCATGCAAATAATTTTGATGAACTGCTTGATTCGCTAGAGTCAGAGTTGCGTGATGTGCTTGGGCATTACCGACAACAGCGCACATGGGTTGGGCTGACGGATGAGGAAGTGAATAGCCTACGGTACAAACGCGATTGGACTGGCCCTTGGACAGACATGACATTTGCCCGAGCCATTGAAGCCGCAATATTGGAGAAAAACAATGTCTGAACCTAAGCTAAAAGTAGTATTTGAAGAGGGGTGCTTTGATGGGTTTGATGGAACACCTGACGAGCTGGCTGAGATGATCGCTGAGCTACACCGTATGGCGGCTGACGGAACCATCATGGACAACGCTACACCCTTGGACGACGACCAGATCGAGGAGCTCAACGAGGCTAAGAGCAGACGGGAGCAGAGGCAATGACAGCCGCATACTTTGAAGACCATCCAACAGGCCCTGACAAGGTTATCTTGCGTAAGCCGAAGCATGACTTTGGGGAGCCTTGGTCGCCCGTGTCGATTGGAGTGGACGTTACCAAAGAGGGCGCTCATGTTGTTGGTATCTACGCTTTGGATAAAGATACCTCGCATATTTTCTACGCCAAACACCATCCTGCACCACAGCGCACATGGGTTGGGCTGACGGAAGACGAGGTGTTTGCAGTTAGCAACACTATGCCGTACGGGGATCGTTTTGACTTTGCCGAAGCCATTGAAGCCAAACTCAAGGAGAAGAACACATGAACGTAGGACGCTATTTAAGGGGCGAAGACCGCCATGTTGGTACAGCAAGAACAACACAGTTTCAGCAACCACAGCGCACATGGGTTGGGCTGACGGATGAGGAGATTAGCGACTTGTGGTGCAAGGTCAGCAATACCGACTTTGTGACGGCAGACACCCATGTGTTTGCCAGAGCCATCGAAGCCGCACACGGCATTAAGGAGAAGAACAATGGATAAACCAATAGCATGGTACGACCCAACTAACGGCATGGTCAGCACAGACAAAGACAGTCCTTTGTTTACACCGCTTGGTCAGGTATGGCCTTTGTATCCACCGCGCACATGGGTTGGGCTGACGGATGAGGATTTGGGGTTTTTGTTTCCGCATGGAAAATCTGTATGGCTTCAAGAAACAGTAAAAATCATTGAAGCCAAACTCAAGGAGAAGAACAATGCTTGATTGGTTAACAAAACATTGGTGCAGTTGGTTTCATGGCGGCGGTCAGATTAAGCGTGACTGTTACGACCGCATCAACTGGCAGTGTGGTAAATGTGGTCGATGGTGTGATCCGGTGGAACTCAAGGAGAAGAACACATGAAATACTCACAATCCAAACCGCTTGTGGAAGAGTTGATGAACCTTGCAATACTGTTTCATGGAAGCCCAACCATGTTGCGTACCAAGATATATGACGCAATTGACAAGTATATTCCCGACCTTGACCCCGCTTGCATGGAGCGTGGTTGTACCTGTATTGATGACTACAAGGAGAAGAACAGTTGACCAAACCATACGACACGATCTTAACGATCGACTTCGAAACCTACTGGGACACCAAGGAAGGTTACACACTTAGCAAGATGACAACTGAGGAGTACATACGCCATGACTTATTTCACGCGTTTGGATGCTGCGTTCATGAGTACGGATCTGACAGCCCAATTACTTGGGTTAGAGGAGATGGACTACGTGAATACTTTTCTGGAATCGACTGGGGACGAACCGCAGTGCTTGCGCACAACGCACAGTTCGATGTATCAATTATGGAATGGGTGTATGGCGTACACCCCGCCTTCATCTTCGACACCCTATCAATGGCGCGAGCTCTCAGAGGCGTTGAGGTTGGCAACAGTCTCGCCAAACTTGCAGACGCTTTTGGTCTTCCCGCCAAAGGGACAGCCGTACACAGCACCAATGGTGTGGCCGAGTTGGACGAGGTCTTGGAATCTGAGCTTGCAGACTATTGCAAACACGACGTATATCTATGCGAACGAATCTTTGATCGCTTGGTCAAAGGATACCCCAGCAAAGAGCTAAGACTCATCGACATGACGCTGAAAATGTACACACGCCCAGTGTTGCAGCTTGACGCCCTCATGCTACATAACGCAATCGAAAAGGAGAAAGAAGATCGTGACGCACTACTACAGAAACTCGGCGTGGAAGAGACTGCGCTGGCATCGAACCCGAAGTTTGCTGCACTACTTGAGAAACTCAATGTTGTTCCGCCAACCAAGGTTAGTAAGACGACTGGGAAGCAAGCGCTTGCCCTCGCTAAAAATGATGCCCTATTTCAAACGCTTCTCAACGGTGAACGTGAAGACGTTGCCCTACTTTGTGAGGCGCGTCTTCGGGTTAAGTCAACCACCGAGAGAACCAGAGCACAGCGGTTTCTGGACATCAGCCAACGCGGTGCACTCCCAGTACCTCTCTCGTACTACGGTGCGCAAACTGGTCGTTGGACAGCCGCCAAAGGCTCGGCCATTAACATGCAGAACCTCAAGCGAGGCTCGTTCCTACGCAAAGCAATTATGGCTCCCGAAGGCTACCAACTCGTCGTCGGTGATCTCTCGCAGATTGAGCCACGAGTACTTGCATGGCTTTCAGATTACCAAGACATGCTTACGATATTCAGGGGTGGGGGTGACCCTTACGCCGCGTTCGGATCGCAGATGTTTAACATTCCCGGACTCAGTAAGGAGACTCACCCAGATCTTCGGCAGTCAGCGAAGAGCGCACTCCTTGGCTGCGGATACGGTCTTGGTTGGGCGGCTTTTGCGTCTCAACTTCTCGTGGGATTCCTCGGGGCACCGCCCGTTCGGTATGAGAAAGATTTTGCAAAGAAGCTAGGCGTGGATGGCAAGTACATCGACAAGTTCCTTGAGTGGGATGACAACTACGTCAAGATGATGGAGATCCCACATACTTGCACGGATCAGGAGCTACTCATTCACTGCGTAGCGTCCAAGAAGATCATCGACAAGTACAGGGCTACAGCGCACCCCGTTGTGAGCTTCTGGGACATGTGCTCTGGCCTCATACAAACATCGCTTGCAGACGGCAAAGAGTTCGTGTATAAATGTATTACCTTCAAAAAGGGTGAGATAGTTCTGCCAAACGGCATGAGTTTGCTCTACCCAGACCTGCGCCAAGAGAAGGACGAGAAAGGTAGGAGCCAGTGGATATACGGGCCAGACGCTACCAAACTTTACGCAGGCAAGATCACGAACAATGTGGTGCAGGGCACTGCGCGTATTGTGATGACGGACGGGATGCTACGAACTGCAAAGAGATACTTTGTGGCTGGAACGGTACATGACGAGCAGATCGTTGTTGTGCCGGAAGCTGAAGTGGAGGAAGCTAAGACTTGGGTCTTGGCTCAGATGACTATGGAGCCGAGCTACATGCCCGGTATTCCACTAGACGCTGACGGTGGTGCGCATCGTCGTTATGGATTAGCAAAAAACTAAAAGGAGAAAGTATGAAGTTACCAACGCGTATGCGTGTGGGCAGGAAATGGTACAGCGTGGAGGTGGTAGAAGCCATGCTTCATCGCCGAGATATGGGGCGCACGTTCTACCCAGAGCAGTGCATCCGGCTTGGCAAGACAAGCAACATCACGGGGCGTAGGTTCAGCAAGGATGAGTTGGCTGACACGTTCTGGCATGAGGTTGTCCACGCCATACTGGAGGACATGGGGCAGTATGAACTCAATAAAAACGAGGCGTTTGTCACACAGTTTGCCAACCGATTAACTGTAGCAATAAAGACTGCGAAGTTTGATGACTAAACCAATTACATGGAGCCACTCATCCCTCAAGGATTACGAGGGCTGCGCCCGTAGGTATCACGAAGTAAAGGTCTTGAAGAACTACAAGTTCCAAGAGACTGAAGCGACGCGCTACGGCACGGTACTGCACGAAGCCGCAGAGTTGTACATCAAAGAGGGTAAGCCTATCCCCAAAGAGTTTGAGTACATCAAGGACACACTCGATGCCCTGAACGTCAAGCCCGGAAGAAAGCTGTGCGAGCACAAGATGGGGCTGACTGTTGACTTGCAACCCTGTGAGTTTCTTGGCAAGGATGTGTGGCTTCGCGGTATTGCTGACTTGCTTATCGTTGACGATGAGAACTTAACTTGTTGGGTTGTGGACTACAAGACCGGCAACAACAAGTACCCAGATCGGGAGCAACTTAAACTGATGGCGCTCATGGTGTTCGCCCACTTCCCACACATCCGAAAGGTCAACGCAGCTTTGCTGTTCGTGGTCAAGGATGACATGGTTAGGGCGTCATACACGATTGACCAAGCCGAAGCTGAGTGGTGGCAGTATCGCCAACGCGTGGCTAGGATTGAGCAAGCGCATGCAACAGGCGTATGGAACCCAAGACCCTCACCACTGTGTCCTTGGTGTCCCGTTACAACCTGCGAAAACCACCCAAAACATTAAGGAGAAAACTATGAACGTATATGACATCGACATCGTGACAGACTCAGACGAAGGCCGCACAGTCAATGTGTGGACACTCAACGCCAACAACATGGCCGAAGCATTGCTTGATGCGTTTGAGAAGAATAAGAACTCACTCAAGAGCGTTACAGAAGGCGCTGTCATGGTGACAATCATTAAAAAGTTTTCAAAGCAAGCAGAAATTTCCCACTTTGAAGCGCAAAATAAAGTACGTCTAATGGTTGCTGAAACTGAGCAGTCCATCATGGATTTAATTAAACCCCCTGTTAAACATTAGGAGCAATCATGGCTACACGCAACTACCGCAGTGAGTACGACAACTACCAAGGTACACCCGAGCAGATCAAGAAACGCGCAGGCCGAGTCAAGGCTAGGCGCATGATGGAGAAGACGGGTGCAGCCACCAAGGGTGATGGCAAAGATGTGGATCACATCAAGCCTATGCGCTCGGGCGGTACGTCAGCGAAGGGCAACCTTCGTATGCGAAGTAAGTCAGCGAACAGATCAGACAATAAATAAACGGAGAAAGCATGGAAATTATCGAGGACAAAGCACTTGTCTTTCGCACCCGCAACCCACAAAAGTATCAAGTAATACCGAAGCATAAAATCATTGAACGTGTGGATGGCGGCTTCGATGTCGCTGTCTATTGGGGTCTTGACGAATGTCGGGTACTGCGTAACTTGGGTGTGAAAAACATTCAATCGCCTATCACTAGACGATACAACTGGCCGGGGAAATACAAACCCATGGCGCATCAGATTGACACCTCGTCTTTCTTAACACTCCATCGCAAAGCCTTTGTGTTTAGCGAGCCGGGCACTGGCAAGACGCTCTCAGCATTGTGGGCGGCTGACTACCTGATGCAACGCGGTGAAGTCAAGCGCTGTCTGATTCTGTGTCCTTTGTCGATCATGCAGTCTGCATGGCTTGGCGATCTGAACAACAGCATCATCCATCGCTCTGCCATCGTCGCGCACCACGCGCAGGCTAGTCGCCGTATCGAGATGGTTCAGCAAGATTACGAATTTGTAATTGCAAATTACGATGGCCTTAACTTGATTGCTGACGAGATCAATAACGATGGGCGCTTTGATCTAATCATTGTTGACGAGGCTAACGCCTACAAGACCATGACGACTAAGCGTTGGAAGACTCTGAAGTCCATCATCAAGCCCAACACATTCCTGTGGATGATGACGGGTACACCCGCATCGCAGTCCCCTGCGGATGCGTACGGCTTGGCCAAGTTGGTTAACCCCGATGGTGTACCCAAGTTCTTCACTGCGTGGCGCGATCAGGTCATGCACAAGATCACGATGTTTAAGTGGGCGGCTAAGCCCAACGCCCCTGAGTTAGTACACCAAGCACTGCAGCCAGCCATTCGCTTTACCAAAGAGATGTGCCTTGACCTACCGCCTGTCATTACCATGACGCGAGAAGTACCACTGACGCCACAGCAAGCCAAGTACTACAACCTGCTCAAAGACAAGATGATGGTGTATGCGGCAGGCGAGACGATCAGTGCAGTCAATGCCGCCGCCGGTGTATCCAAGCTATTGCAGATCAGTTGTGGTGCGGCCTACACCGACGACAAAGAAGTTGTGGAGTTTGACTCAGCACCTCGCCTTGGTGTGCTTGAGGAAATCTTGGAGGAGACGACACGCAAGGTCATCATCTTCGCCTTGTTTCGAAGCACCATCGACAGTATCCACAATCATCTCTTGAAGAAAGGCATTGCCAACGAGTGCATCCATGGTAGTGTGACGCCGCCAAAACGCGCAGACATTATCCGGCGCTTTCAAAACGAAGCTGAGCCTCGCGTGTTGGTGATGCAACCGCAAGCTACTGCGCACGGGATTACCCTAACTGCCGCTGACACAGTGGTGTTCTATGGGCCACTCATGAGCGTGGAGCAATACGTGCAGTGCATAGCACGAGCAGATCGCAAAGGTCAAGACTCTGACAAGGTTACTGTAATACACATTCAGGGTAGCCCAATCGAGAAGAAGATGTTTAAAGCATTAGAAGCCAAGGTAAGTGATAACTCTTTACTTACTGAGATGTTCGACACAGAAATAAATTCATGAAAGGGGGTTGCAACACGATCAAAACTATGTAAACTGTCAAACCTTAGACAAAAACAAACACAGGAGAAAGCACAATGTCTGAAGAAACCCAAGAGCCAGTACCTCTGGACAGGCTTGCAAAAATCTATCGCAAAATCAAGGAGCGCATCGACCGCTTGACGCAGGAGTACGACACTGAGATCGAGACTCTGAAGGCACAGCAAGATGAAGTTCGCTTTGCGATGAAAGACCAGATGAAGTCCATGGGCGTCAAGTCCGTGCAGACTTCCTTTGGAACTGTGTCAATGGTGACCAAGACGCGTTACAACACGCAGGACTGGGACTCATTCAAAAAGTTTATTCTTGAGAATGAAGTCGTGGACTTGCTGGAGAAACGCATCGCGCAAACCAACATGGCACGGTACCTCGAAGAGAACCCGGGCTCTCTCCCGCCGGGCTTGAACTCTGTAACGGAGTTTGAGATTCGCGTAACTAAACCAACCAAGTAAATTTATCATGACTAATATCGCACTATTTAACCCCTCCAATGTTCCCTCATTCGCACGCAACAACGAGTTGTCTGACACAGCCAAAGCCCTGACAGGCGGTGGCGTAGGCACTAGCACCAAGCGCATCTCCATCAAAGGCGGTGTGTTCCGGTTGCTGGCCGGTGGTAAAGAGATCGCTTCTATTGACGAGCGCTTCTTGGATGTCATCATCGTCAAGGCTGCCCCCAAGGTCAGCCGTATCTTCTACGCTAAGTCTTATGACGGTGACAACATCACTGGCCCTGACTGCTGGAGCAACGATGGTGAGCGTCCAGACGCATCCGCTGAGAACAAGCAAGGTACTACCTGCATGTCCTGCCCTCAGAACATCGCAGGTTCTGGCCAAGGCAACAGCCGTGCTTGCCGCTACCAACAACGCTTGGCTGTGGTGCTTGAGAACAACATTGAAGGCGACATACTGCAGTTGACTTTGCCAGCCACTTCGGTGTTTGGCAAGGAAGACGGAGACAAGCGCCCATTGCAAGCCTTTGCTCGCAACTTGGCTATGCAGAACCCACCCATCAGCCCCGAGATGATTGTGACTCGCATGAAGTTCGACACGAAAGCAGAAGCGCCCAAGTTGCACTTCGCGCCTAGCCGTTGGCTGACTGACGAGGAGTACGCAATCGTTAAGACGCAAGGCGACAGCGATGAAGCCAAGCGTGCAGTTGTGATGACTGTTGCCGCCGCTGATGGTGTAAAGCCTACGCCTAAGTTGGCCATCGAAGGCAAGCGCCCCATGGGTGAGTTGACCAAGGAAGAGGACGCTCCAGCATACGAGCCCATCGCGGCCAAGGCAAAAGCGAAAGCCAAGCCTGCCGAGGTGGAGGAAGATGCTGAACCCGAAGTCCGCAAGGAAGCTTCTAAGCCGTCTGCTGTGCCTGCCAAGAAAGGCAAGCTTGCTGACATCGTGTCCGATTGGGACGATGAGTAATTGAATCGGGGGGAAAGTTTGACAGGGTATGCTTTTCGAAAGCTTGCAGACGACTTGTCATTCCGGTACCCCCACCTAAAACACTATGGCCTATTCACAAAAAGTAATTGACGCAGTCATGGCTGCAAAGAAAACGCCCGGCAACCAGCTTGGGCGTTGGGCGATCTACCTAGATTTCCCTGTGACGAAGATTGCTTATGCGCTCGGGGTCACACGCCAAACTGTGTACAACTGGTTTGAAGGTAAGGATGTTTTTATCGCGTATCAAAACCGCGTAGAACTCCTTTTAGAAATAATGAAGTCCTCAAAGGACGCACAACAAGCATGGAGAAGAATATGCAAGGAATACAACCTAGAACCCTGACCAACAGGGAACTTATCAACTACTGCGCTGATGCAGTGGATGATTCGTTTGGTATGCCCAAAGAGTGGCAGAAAGAATTATTACGCCGATTTGTAGCACTTTCCCCAACAGACGAACATCCGTTCATCGACCCAAACCAACAAAACCTTTTCTGATTAAGGCGGACAAATATGGAACCGCTTGAGTTTGTAGCGGCGGTTTTGCCACCGCCCGGAAACGGGCGCTATTGCGTGGTGGAACTTTCAAGAAAAAAAGAACATGCCTATGTTCACACACTGGAGGAAGCACAACCTTTCATCGATAGATGGAAGCAAACGGGTGAAGACATTTACTTTGCGCTGGGTACATTTGGGGACGACAACAACCGGACTGCGGATAACGTGCACATGGTCAAAACCTTTGCCATCGACGTGGACTGCAACCACCCCAAAGACTTGCCTGATGCGGAAGGCAACATCAAGCCCAAGGCATACGCTAGTGCGAAGCAGGCGGCGCAAGCCATCATGGACTTTACCGAGGCTACTGGGTTGTCTGCTATGGGCGACCCATGGATGGTGGCGTCTGGCGGTGGGGTACACGCATACTGGCCGCTCTCTGAAGCCGTGGATGTCAACGAGTGGAAGCCTGTAGCAGAGGCGTTCAAGCGCATGTGCTACCAGAACAAACTGGACATTGACCCCACAGTAACGTCAGACGCATCCCGCGTTCTGCGCATCCCTGCCACGATCAATACCGGCATCAAGAACAAGAAGAAGGTACGCGCCCAAACCAACGTACGCTTCATGAGCGAAGGCGCTGTGTTCGAGTTGGCAGACATCCGCGCAGTGGTGGAGAAAAACCTCATCGGTACGCAGTACGAAGTAAGCATGGCCAAGCCGCCTAGCAATGTGGTTGAGCTTCCCGGCACTAGACCATCCGCACCGAGCGCAAGTCAGGTCAAGTTGTTTGAGAACAGCGTCACTCGCTTCAAGAACATTGTGGTCAAGACTCGTGCAGGGACAGGTTGCGGGCAGATCGCACACTACGTAGAGCACGCTGAACAGGACGGCATGGAACCCCTGTGGCGCGGCATCCTGTCTTGGACGAAGGTCTGCGTAGATGGCGAGGGTGCATCAAAGTGGATCAGCGACATGCACCCGTACAGCGAAGACCGCATGCGCACCAAGCTGGCTGAGATCAAAGGCCCCTACCCCTGCACCAAGATGGACTCGGAAAACCCCGGAGTCTGCCCAAGTTGCCCACACTGGGGGAAGATCACAAATCCGCTACTCTTTGGCCGTGACATGGCGGTGACCACCGTTGAGAGTGTGGTGGAGTTGCCCCGCGTTGCAATGGATGAGGAAGTCAAGAAAGTACTTCGCCCTGAAGCACCCCGTGGCTACGCTTATGGTGAGCGTGGGGGCGTGTTTATTCAGAAGGAAGACGAAGATGCGCAGGGCAACAAGATAATGCGCAACGTTTTGATTATTCCCTACGATCTTTTCCCTGTGGACATCCTGAGCCACAACGGAGAGCATACAGTACACCTCATGGCCATCAGGCGCGAGGGTGCGCAGAACATCACAATGGCGCAGAAGGCTGTTGTGAGCCAAGACGAAACAGTCAAGGCACTGGCCAACCAAAATATCGTGGCATCGTTTGGTCGAGGCAACGACAAGAATTTGTTTGATTATGTACGTGCAAGCGTGGAAAAGATGAGCAACGACAAGTCACCCGTCAAAGTACCAGCCAACTACGGCTGGCAAGAGAATAGTACTTTTGTTTACGCTGGTAAAATATACAGTGCCACATCCGCACCTGTGGAAGTGCCGATGCCCGGTCTAGAAAATATTGTGGCCAACACCAAACCCAAGGGCTCGATCGAGAACTGGGTGACGTTTATCAAGATGCTTATAGCAAAAAAGCTATACGGACACCTGTCTGTTGTTTTGGCAGGCGCCAGCGCCCCGTTTATGCGGTTTACGGGCATCTACGGCATGACATATCACTGCGGCTCAACCGAGTCTGGTACGGGTAAATCACTGGCGCTGGAAGGGGCGGCTTCGATCTGGGGTCACCCAACCCACTACCGCACAGGCAAGAGCACTTCTCCTGTTGCAATGCAGCAACGCCTTGGTCTGCTGCAAAGTCTGCCCTTGGTGACCGATGAGATCACCGCCAAGAACCGCAAGGATTCTGAGTGGTTTCCTGAGTTCCTACTGGACATGACCGAGGGTCGCGGCAAGGAGCGTATGGAGTCAGGCGCTAATAAGGAACGCTTGAACCTTTCTATCTGGCAGACAGTGGCCATTATGTCCTCCAATACCCACGTCGTGGACTACCTAACAGGATCACGTAAGCACTCATCGGAAGGCGAGATGCGACGTGTTCTAGAGTTTGTAATGGACGAAGAACTGTCATGGGAACCCCATGAGATTGAAATTATCAAGTCTTTGCAAGAAAACTATGGTGTAGTTGGCCATGAATTGGCTGAGTTCTTGGCCAAGAATGTGCCGATGCTCAAGACCCTTGTGCCTGATGTTGTGCGTAACTGCTACAAGGATTTCAACGCTACAAACGATGAGCGCTTTTGGATGGCGGGGGTGGGCACAATCATGACGGCTGGTGCAATTCTCGGCAATAAGTATCTGAATATTGTTGACTTTCCGCTCAATGAGATCAAGGAATTCTTAAAAGGCCGTGTCAACGTAGCACGCGGTACAGTCAGGACAAGCAAACGCAACGCAGAGGATGTGCTCAACGGCTTCATCCAAGAGAACTACGGCAAGTTTGTGGTGGTGCGGTTCAACGCTAAGTCAGGCGCTAGTGCTTTGCTTGGAGACACCGCTTTGATTGACTCGTCTACTACCCGATCGGTAGTTATGGGGCGCGTGGAGCACGGCGTAACAGCCAACCACGTTGACTTCTTTATTGAGGAACGCTTGCTAAAAACTTTCTGCTCCAATATGAGCTTTGGCTACGCTGACTTTAAGCGCCAGCTTGAGAAACAATTTGTAGTGTCTTACATGCCCAAGAAAGACTTGATGGCAAGAACCAGTGGCCCACCAATGCGGGTGTCCACCATGAAGATTTCGAGAGAAATTTCTAGCTTGGATGAAGAAATTATCAATCCAGTATCCATGGCAGCGGCTTGAGAGGGGGCAGGGGTTCTTCGTCCCCTGCATTGATACTGCGGCTGTTAGAACCGAGGGCTTGAACAAGGCCCTCGGCTTTCGTTTGTTTGACGCCCGAGCCAAGATCGGGATCAGGGACGGCTTTACTGGCGTGTGGTTTTATCGACTGCTTTGAGGAAGGCTCTGGCGTATTCCGTCTGCGCTTTGTCGATACGCGCCAGCATCTCGTCTTTTTGCTCAGTGGTCAACGTGGGCGATGCCACAATCTGACGGCGGTACTTAGCAAACTCTCCAAGCTTTTGCTGTACCGAGCCTGACACCGATGCTGCTCCCAACTTGTCTGCATATTCTTGTGCAAACGCTCTTGCTTCGGCTGTCTTACCCTGCTCCACGAGGCGGTTGAAAGAACCTTTGGTCTGTTGGATACTCTCCATCACGTCATACGCTTCATCAAGGGTGCCCCTGCCTTCAACGGGCTGGAACAAATTACCAATGATTGGCATTTTGCTTGCCTTAAGCGTAGGCTTGGCTACGTCTTCTTTCATCTCCATGTTCAGTATCGGGTTGGCCAACTGCACAACAGCAATACCCATACCGCCGGCGTAGCCACGGATGAGGTAGTCAATACCGATAGGCGACAAACCTTCTTTGCCCGTGATCTGCTTGATCGTTTCGCTACCCGTGATGCTACCGAGCAACTTGGCAAACTCAGTAGTAGATTCACGGGCACGCTCACCAGCCAGCATTTTCTGCTCACGTTGTGACTCGATAGCCCCGCCAAAGAAAGAAGTGCCTAAGTACACCTCGGTAATAGGTTTGATGGCTTGCGGTAAAGCAAACGGATTGGTCTGCGCTACAAGCTTGAGCCAGCCGCCCACTGCCTTGGATGCTTTCTCATCGTTGGATGCCATGTCAAGAATAGCTTCGGGCAATGCTTTGAACAAGTAACCCAATTCAAACGGGATAGGTACACGCACGGGCTCATCAAAGCCGGGGATGTATACGAACCAACTGCCGTAGCGTTCTTCGGGCTTGGCGCGTTTGTATGCTTCGTCGTCGGACATCATGGCAGCATAAGCCAATGTGCCTGCGGCAATCATCAAGCCACGAGCCATCATCTTTTGTTTGATTTTAAGCTGTTCACTGAACGGCATCTGGCCTGTGTATGCACGGTACAGCACATCCAGACCCTGAATCTGAGCGTTAAAGAACGGGATAACAATCGACAGCGCTTGCATGCTAGGCGACAGACCACGGCGGCCAAAGTTCATGGACTCTAGCGTACGCAGAAGCGCGGCTTGCTCGGACATTCCTTTGGCTAGGGAGTCTTTGTATACGACAGCACGGGTAGACGCATCGCCTTGCATAGCAAACGCATCCAGTTTGGCTACAAGTTTAGTCCAGCCAGACTTACCTGAAGTAATTTCTTTAAGGAATTTAGACGCATCACGCTGGTCACCCGTGAACACGTTACTACTGATAGCGCCTGTGCGCATCAGCTTTGCTTCAACTTCGCTGCGTCCGGCCACCATACTGGCCAACTCTCTAAACGAACTGAGTACTGGCGTAGCGTCTGTGCCCGTTGTCAACCAAGCATTCAGAGGATCGCGTATGGTCTGACGCACAGCGTAAGCGGGGTTGCGTGTCACAAACTTGCGCAGAATGTCCGCAGGGATACCCATCATTTTGATAGCGGCGGGCATCGTGGTCTTGATACCTTCCATGCCCTTAATAATGAGATCCGCAGGGATGCCGTACTGGTCTTTGTCGATGTACACAAAGTGATCTTTGCCGTTGACTTTGAATCGCACAGTGCTGTCGCTTGCGGGGCCAGAGCCTTCTCCAAGCGCTGTGGCCATACCCATTTTCTTGAGCAAGAACGCAGACTCTTTGACCATCTGGTTACGTAGAGCCAAGTCAGTCAGCATGAACGTGTTCTGAACCGAGCTTGTAAAGATTGGCAAGATGTTCTTATTGCCACCAACCAACTCTTTGAGTTGTGGCTCAGTCTTGACATTACCAATACGAACGGGCGTCTCTTTGTCCACCATCAACTCAATGTTGCCGCTGTTGCTGTTGACGCGGTAGTACGGAATGTAAGGTACGGACTTCAATTCCTTGGCCAGCTTCTCAGTGATAGCGCCTGTTTGTACGAGGAAGTCAACTTGCCCATCATTGAACTCTTTGTAGATGCGTGCGGCTTCTAGTACGGCGTCTTTCTTGGTGCTGTCGCTGTTAAGCAGACGCATGACATCGTTGTATTCCTTCTCAGCCAGAGCAGGGTTCTCGTAGTTCAGCTTCTGCCAGCCTTTGACCTTGGCTCTTTCTCCCGCTACGTATGCGGTCAGAATAGCTTCGGCTTCTGTGTCGTTGGCAAACTTGCCCTTGTGCAAAGCTTCTGCCACTTCAACCATGTTAGCGCCCTTGACGCTGTCGTACACGTAACCCCCACCTTCGCCTTTGCGTAAGATAAGCTTTCCGTTGGTCAGCGCTTGACCCGCATACTGGCTGCGTTGTTGACCGAATCGCAGATAGAATTCTGCGTTTTGTGCTTCCAAAGATGTGATGGCGTTGCTGGCTACGCCACGTTTAAATGCCTCAGACAAGGCTGCGTCTTTGTCCACAAACTGAACACGGCCTGTGAGACCCAAGACGTTGCCAAGAAACTTGTCTTTTATTGAAGTTTCTTTAGCAATGAAAGACGCGCCATACTGCGTGGGTTCTTTCTTGGTACGGAAGGCCATCTCACCATCAGCCGTTCTGTACGCACCGATTGTCTTGTTCTCAAACGCTTTGCGGGACTGCTTCAAAGCATAGAAGACGTCAGATGTTGATAGTACAGAGGAAGAAGTAAAGCCCAGATCACGCAAGCCTGCGCGAATCATGCCGACAAACTCCTTGAGCCATCGACCAGCCTTTTGTCTGAAGCTTTCAGTGACGCGTGCTTCTTCGGTGTGCGCAATGATCTCACGCAAGACTTGAAGTCTTTGCACTGCTTCGTTCTTGCCTTGGGCTGCATTGAACTGCGCAGTCCTGATAACCTCATCTACAAGTGTTTGACCGCCAATCTCTTCAGCCAGTTTGCGTAGGTCTGTCTTGTTGGCATACGCTTGCAAACGCTCAATACCAATTATGGTATCTATGCCGTAGTGACCAACCAACTCGTGGAACACTGTGGCTTCCAAGTCTTTCAAGTCAGCATGCTGGTCGCCCACCACCAAGACAGTGCCGTCACTGAACACAGCGCCTTGCACCATGGCTTCGGTAGGGTCGATACCTTCATCAGACATACGTTTGAGAAGGGCAACAGGAATCTTGCCGGGGTTAGCGGCGTATACCATCTTTACGTTTGAAGGCAGTTTACTCTGCACTTTTTCCATAAAGTCAGCGGCTTGCTTGGCATCAACGGTGCCGCCTTCTGTTTCACGGGTGCGATAGGCTGTGCCAGTATCGGAGTCGTAAGCTGCTTTGACTAGTTCTTCAACCTGCGCTTTAGTCAAGCGTGAACCTGCTTCACGCAGAGATTTTTTCTCCGTAGCTGCACGGCTTTCAGCAGAACCTGTACGGTCTTCCGTAGGTGCACGGCGAACCTTTCGAGTCTCTTGTTCCGTGCGTTTGGAAGGCGTCTCTTGTTTGCTCTGAGACAGCGCTTCTCTAACAATCTCTGTCTGCTCTGCAAGCGTAGCCTTGTACTCAGGCGTTTTCTTTCCAAGTTCCAACGCTTTGGCGTTTAACTCGTCGTTCATTTTTAATTGAAACGCAACTACGTCAGGATCATTTTTACCGTATTTTTCTTGCAACGCAACCAAACGCTTGGTCATGTTGTCGCCAAGCTTTTCATACTCAGGCTCTTGCATGCCAAGAGACGACGCCAGCCTAGTCATTTGGATAGACTCTTCCGCTTCTTTGCGCACATCGCCAGACTCAATTCGTCTGGTTGTCTTGACGGCACGGCTAACTTTGGCACCAATGACTTTGCCTTTTTTACCCTGCTCTATTTCTTCGGGCGTGGGCGCTGCGCGGCGCTTCAACGTGTCAAGCTGTTCTTCGCCTGCTTTTTTCTTTTCCGCCGCTACAACGCTGGCTTTAGCTGCAGGCGTAGCTTCGTACATGCTTTTGTACATGCCTTCAATTTGCTCACGCACAGGCGTAATCTTGGCCAACACGCGGTTGTATCTGTTCAACGCCGCTTTGATCTTACGCTGAAGGCCAAAGCTTTTATTTGTTTCTGCCTGCTCAAGAAGTGTGTTGTGTACGTCTGCGGCATCGTACAACTCTTGCAACCAAGACTGCTTGGCGTTGCCAATCGGGAGCACCACCTTGTTATGCAGGCGGTTGATGTTGTTCATCGTGATATCGTATTGCTCATCAGACACAACACGCTTGGTTTCTGTACCGGCAAGGTTTAGCCGCGTATCTAGTGCCCGGGTCATGCGCTGCTTTTCAGCATCTTTGACATACTGAGAGACACGGCCAGCCGACATGTTTGTAGCTTCTGCCATACGGCGGTCAGCCGCTTCCCGTTCTTCGGGAGTCATCTCTGTGCGCTGGATGTTCTCAGAACTGAAAATGTCCAACTGCCTTGGGTCTTTCTGCATGGCCAACTGAATTGGTTTGTCATCGGACACACGTTTTAAGCCGTAACCTTCGGGACGCTCGTACTGGGTCTCAACCGCTTTAGGCTTGAATTCCAACGCTTCAGCAGGCGTCTTGGCAATACCGGGCACGGTGGTGGGCTGCTCTGGGCCTTCGGGCTTCTCCGTTGAAGGGATAGGCGCTTCTTCTGCCGTGAATAACTCGCGGGTCTGGCCACGTTGTGCTTGGTTAATGGCTTTCTCTTCAAGGACTGAGCGCTTCTGACCGAAGCTTTCCATCAGATCGGCACGCTCTTTGTTCAACTCGTCCAGTTTGGTTGTGAGTTTGGGTAGCTCATCAAACGAGCCTAGCTGCGCTGCGTCCGCAAGCTTCTTCTTTGCGTTCTTAATCTTTGTGTCAATGCTGGACAGCGCAGCTTTAGACTGAGCTTCCAGTTCCTGTGCGGTTTGCGTTGTACCGCCTAAACCTTCAATAGTCTGTGCCGTGGTCTCCATTTGTGTCTGGAGAGGCGTGTACTGCGCGTAGAGTGCGTTAACTTTGGCTGTGTCACCCGCAGTGGCCGCTTCTTGCATCTGCGTTTGCAGACTAGACAGTTGGGTCTTAAGCCTGTCGTACTCCTCCATTGTCCGGTTTAAGTCAGGCTTTGGTGGCTCGGGAGGAGTTGGGGGGACAGCGCCCGTGTCCATCGTACCCATGACCGCACCGGGGCGAACAGTTTCTACAACTGGCGCAGGGGGAGGAGGTGGTGGCGGTGCTGGCAAAGCCAACATTGGGGCTGCCGCAGGTGGGGGTGGCGGAGGTGGGGGTGGCTCATCTCCTTGGGGGGCTTGAACTTCTTGCTCTGCGGTTTGTCTAGCGGCAACTGCGTCTCGGGCTGCGCTTTTTTCCGAAAATCTACCAACGGCACCCAAGGGGCCAAGCAAACCAGCTTGGTACGCGGTTTCTCCATATTCTTTAAGCGCATCAGGAGAAGTTAAGGATAACCCTGCCTGTGCACGTTCCAACATCTGTTGGGTAATCTCTGTTGGCACTTCGGCCAACACACCTACGCCAGTGCCTTTTGCAAGGGTGGCCAGCAGTTTTTCATCAGCTAACTTGGAAGCTTGCGCAGCAGACTTTCCAAAGAAAGCCATCTCGGGGATGCCCGTCAGCTTGCTGACCAGTTTGCCGCCAAACGGAATAAACGTTCCGGCAACATCCAGTAGACCCTGCCCAGTAGATGCAAGCTCGGCTGCGGCAGTATCAATTTTTACAGGCTCGCCCCGTGCAATTTGTTCCTGTGCTTGGCGTTGTATGTCGCCGCCTAAACTTTGTATTTTTGATGGAAGAAACGCCCCCAACACACCGCCTGCGATGGCTCCGGGTACCCCTAGTGGGCTGCCTGCCATGACGCCAAGTCGAGCCCCGCCAAACGAAGCCGCAAGATTAGGTGCTTGTTCAGCAAGAGCTAAAGGAATTTGGCGGCCAACTTCTTTGGCGGCAGAAAGAACACCGTCTTTGGTGTAGGCTTCTTTAACCTTATCAAGTCCAGTTTGGTCGGCGTACTTGCCCGAGATTTCTTCGCCGCGCTGCAGCCCGGCTATAGCCGCTTCTTCCGGGTTTATATACTTACCAACGCCAGTGCGAAGACCGCTAAGCGTGGACTCCGCGCCCTTACCAAGCGCTGCCATCAGTCCCTTTTTGGGGGGAGGTGCGTTACCAATATCTTGAAGGACGGCGGCGTATGCCTGCTCGTCGGTTAGCTCTGTCGGAGATTCGACTGTGAACTTACCCCTACCGGGAATTTCAACTTGGTAACGCGGCATACCCGCACCTCACTTATTGTTAGCTGCGGGTCACCTTGACACCTTCAGGTATTGCTACCCCAGCCGTAGAAGCCATTGTAGCGGGAACGTCCAAACCAAACAAGCCAAAATAATAGTTTGTAAGTTCTTTGCGTTTTGCCGCTTCTGTACCGGGCTGCGGCATGCTGCCTTCCATGGTTTTTCTCCAGCTTTCCAAATCGCGGTCAATGAGCGTTGCGGCTTTTAAGCGATCGGCCATACGACCCTTTTCCCCAGACGCAATGTACGCGGCATCTGCTTCGGCTTTCTTTCCAAGAGAGCCGTAGTACTTACTCATGATGTCTTTGTACTCAAGGTCAGTCTCAGCCTTCTCACGCTCTTTCTTAGCGCCCAAAGTCTGAATACCCGCTTCGCCCAAAGCAGTCATAAAGTTGGGAGACTTGTTGGCCAACAAACTTAAACCCAACATCAACAAGTCATCGTTGCCAAAACCTTTGCGCTCTTTGGCAGGTGTGGTTTCTTTTGCGGCTGCAATTAAATCGGAAGGTTTGGGCGCGGCATCTGCGGGGGGTAGTGTCGTATCGTATGTACCCGAAACAGACTCTCCCATTTCTGGTTGAGTTCTTCCTCCAAACAAGCCTTTAACTTTTTCTTCGGCCAGTTGTGTACCCGCCAGTGCTTTAGCAGTGTTAGCCACTTTAGCCGCATCCAAAGCACGGGCGTTAGGGCCAGCGGCAATGGCTTCTTCCGTTGTACGGGCAAGCTTTGAGGTTAAATTTGCCGCATCTATAGATTGCTCTGCGGCTTTGGCCGCTTGCACATCTTGCTCCACACCACGGGCACGACGGGCTGCTTCTGCAGCAGCACGAGTTGCTTGAGACGCCTCATCAAGCGCTTCCAGTCCAGCCTTGGCAGGAGGTAACAGACGCTGTGTTTCTGCAATTTGTTTGGCTTTCTCAGCGTTGGCAATCATCTCAGGCGTAGCCTCTAGTGCTTTAGACGCCTGACCAACAGCGCGGTTTGCTGTACTGATGGGGGAAGTAAATCCACTTAAAGCATTGAACGTATTGGCAATGTTGCGCTGGTACTCTAAAGGAACGCCCATAGTGTCAGCAAGCCGGCCAAAGTATGAGTTCTGTTGATCGTAAGTAGAAGCAGGCGCTGGTGTGCGTTGGCCGGGGATTTGAGCGGATAAGTCTGGGGCTGCTTGCGGTTGCGCAGCTTGTGCCGTACCAATAGGTACAGCCGAGGCCATCTTTGTAGAGAAAGTCTGCATAACTTCGCCGACTGTCTTCTTACCATCACCAAACAACTTAGAGTTACTCTTAATAATGTTGTCAGCATTTTTGGGATCGGCTGCTTTAAGCGCCTGCGCCATCGTCATGCTAGGGTCAGCTTGTAATAAGCGTGAACCTGTAGGGCGGCCAAGTACGTGAGTTGCGTACAGTTCTTCTGGGGCAATTTCTCGATTTAATTGCTTGCGTAAAGCTGCGGCGTCTTCTCCCAAAACCTTAGCGCCCACCCGCACGTTTTCAAACGGATCTTTACGTTTAGCCGGATCACCACCACCCTTGACAAAGGTGCGGTTAATCAGTTGCATCAAGCCTTGGGCGGACGATGTCTTGCTCTGAGCGTCAACTTTGCCGCCGCTTTCCGCTTGAATAACTGCACGAAGCGCGGCTGGGGAGATGCCGTTAAGTTTGGCTTGCTCGTCAATGTATGCGTCCAAGTCACGAGGTACCGCTACGCCTTTTGCATAGCCGGGCACACCACCGCCAGCCATGCGAAGTACAGGCTCGCTACGCTGGGCAAAGTCATACATACCGCCCTGCGCCATACCATTCTGTCTAGGAACATCATCACCATCGCCGTAGCCGGCAATACCACCATCCGCCATGCGTTGCATGTTAGGGGCTGGAAGCATACCAATGCCTTGGTTTTCTGGAAGCTGACCCATCTGTGCTAACGCGGCGTCAGCTACTTTGGGCTGGGGCATTCCCCCCATCTGAGCTTGCGCGGCTTGGCGCATCTGCTTGCGACGGCCATCTTCAGAGATGATAAGCGGCAGAACGTACGGGTCGTTCTTGTGCATCATAGCCATCTGCTTCAATGCAGCATCGGGCAACATCGCCATTTGCGATGTCAGTTTTTCAGCGTTTGGAAGTGCCATGTTCTTTAGCCCATGTTGTAAATTGCAAGATCAGCCAGACCAGCAGGCTTGTCTCTATACGCGACGTCCTCAACCGCGCCGCCCTTGGCAAACGCGCCAATTGCTTTACCTGTTAGTGCCAAGCCTGCCGCTTGTTGAACCATTGACGGCGGCTGCTGATACATTGTCTGCGACTGCTGAGTCAAAGGCAAACCGCGAATCATGTCAGACATGAAACCCAATTGTTTATATGGGTAGTTCTGATAGTTCAGGAAGTCTTGGTACTCAGTGTTCAGGGCGTTTTGCATCTGCTGTTGTTGCTGAGCACCAAAACGATTCTGAACATCTAAAAGACCAAGGTTCTGACCATACTGTGTCTGACCAATATCCGCCAAAGACTTAGCGCCTGTCATAGCTGTCTGCAAACCTTGAAGTCCCAGCCCTGCGCCAAACTGTTGCTGCTGAGCGTTAAGTTGCTGTCCTGCTAAGTTTTGCGCTTGAGACTGATTAAATTGCTGCATCGCTTGTTGGTAAGCGTCTTGCAGTCCCTTGGCTTGAATGTCACCCTTTTGACGGGCTAAGTTACCTGCGGCTTGGGAGCGCATAAGGAAGTCGCCGCTGCCACCAAACGCGCCTGCACGAGCAGCCTGCGCACCCTGCGCTTGACGTGCAATATCACCTTGCCGCTGTGCATCCGCTTGTTGCCTTGCAACAACAGTGTCCATATAAGGGGACATGTATTGGCCAACTGCGCCTGTACCAGCTTGAAACTTACCACTTGCATCGTAGCCGGGAGCGGCGTTTGCACCACTTGTAAACTGCTGTGTCTGGTATGGATTAAACGTGTACTGCGTATTGAGTGCGCCAAGACCTGCCATACCCGCCATAGCGGTGGCATCGCCTAATTGGGGGGCAGTCTGCATCAACCCAGCGTTCTCAAAGGACTGCTGTTGCAAAGGCGTAAACTGCGCCTGACGATCCCGCATGTACTGCATGTACGGGGTTTGGTCGATATCAGTTTGTAACTGTGCGTCGGCTAACAGTTTTTCTGCAAAAGGAGCTATAACAGGCGCAAAACCTGTTTGGTACTCTTGTATTTGTGTTGGGGTCGTTGCCATGATCTATTCCTTATGCGGGAAGATATTTGTCAGCGCGGCTATTGGCCGCTACTTTGTTTTTGCCTGTGGTTTTACCTCGTGCACGTTGCACACGATCCATCATGGCATAGAGTTTTTTAGCGCCTGCATCTGTAGAGCCGTTACCCAACTCGGACACGATACGTGCGGGAATCACAAACTCACCATCGGCAAGGCGTGCGGGCTGCTGTTTAGCGCCGATCGTTGCAGGGATGCTGTCAGACACGCCGTCTCCGGGGCCTTTGAGCAAACGACCGCCATCTGAGTAAGAACCGAGTGAGCCTAGACCGCCGCCCATGGCGTAGCCACCCGCAGCCATGTTTTTAGAACGGTAGTTTAGTTTGCCGCGGGAATAGTACCCGCCTACAGCATCATCGCCAGCGCTATCGCCATCATCGCCCGGAGGAGCGGCGGGGGGAGCCGCAGTAGACACGGGGCTCATGGACACATCAGGGATACTGTCGTTAGGTGGCGCTGGATTAAAACCGGAAATACTGTTTGAATTGTTACCTCCGGATGGGCCTGTTGGCCCATCGCCGCCGCCTGCATTAGCAGCGTTAGCCAAAGCTGCGGCAGTTAGATAGCCTTCGTAGTCACCCGTAAACGCCCGACCGCCTGCTTTGCCATACATCAAGTAGTGCTCGTAGCCAGACGTAAAGCGTGTAGGCTGGCCTGATGCGGACTTGCCTGTTTTCAACTCAGCCGCAACATCAGGGTTGGCCGCAAGGTACTCGGCTTCATTGAAGTAAGTCTGTGGCTGACCGGGCACGCCCGTAACTGTCTTTGTAGTGGCTGTTGTAGCTACGGGCTTTGTCATCTTTCTACCCAACACAGCCTCGTCATACCGCTGCATCACAGGTCTATCCCTTGTTTCTGCTTTACGTTGCGTTAAATTCTTACCCTTGCCCATCAGGAAGTTGTACGCATCCAACGAGTCATCCGTCAGCTTGTTGTACATCGCATTATGTTCAGCCGCAGTTTTAGGTACTGGGGCTGTGTAGCCCAGACTACCGCCACCTGCCGTGTATGCGCTTTTTACTGCATCCATGCCTGTAAACCCGCCGTATGGACGACCGGGAATGTTAGGCACAACTGTACGAGTGCCGTCCGGATTTGTAATGATATCGCCGGGTGTAGCAATAGATACTTCGCGGCCAAGGTAGTCTGTGCCAGTTTTATTCCCAGAACCGTAGTTGCCAAACGCGCCGTTATCATACACAGTAGCGCCGGGCATTTGTGTGCCGCCGGGGACTACACTAATTGGAGCTTGGACAACAGGAGGTTTTACTTTAGTATCGGGGAATAGCTCGGCCAAGGTCTTGCCTGTAGCAGCGCTTAAGTCTTTTGCGCTCATGCCGATGCGGTTCATCTCAGTCAGCGCAGCTTCGCGTGCTTGCTGACCTGTCATATTTCCTGCGGCAATTTGGTTTTGCAGACCTTGCGCAGCGTAGTTGATGTTAGCGTACAGACCTTCCAAGCCGCCTTGATCGCCGGGCAAATCGCCGGGTTTGTAACCAATCTGGTTGTAAAAATTTGTTCCCGTAATGGGAGCAGTGTCAGCTAATCCGTGCGTAGAAGCGTACTGCGCCGCTTGGGACATACCCGCGCCTTGCATGGCGTTAGCCAGTGCTTGGTTTTGCAAGCCTACATCGGATGTAGCGCCAAGGAATTCCTGCGCACTAGTGGTAGGAGTGGCAACAGCTTGTGCAAAGCGACGTTCATAGTCGCCTTGCTGAGCACCAGTTCCTGTGATGCGTGCAATGTCAGCCGCAGACACGTTGTATGTCTGCATGTCTTTGGCAATTTGCGCATCTAGTGCGCCAGAGCCTAGCTTAGACTGGTCAAGCCCTTTGAAGTAGTTAAACACGTCTTGGTCGCCAACAAGCATTCCGTTAGCATAGCCGGGAATACCACCATCCGCCAAAGCCACAATACCGCCTGTCGCCATAGGAGTTGGCTGTTGCTGTGGTGGCTGGTTTAAAGACCCTACCCCAAGTTCATACGGATTCTGATTTTGATTTTGATTTTGTTTGTAAAATAGATCGCGCTGGCCTTGGAATGTTTTGTTTCCAAACTCACTGGCTTTGACAGGAGCCATTTCAACTCGGCCATACAAAGGATCGGGCCTGCCGGTATCTGGGTTGATGTTGTACGCCATCTGCCGGATATAACCAGTGTCTTTTGGATCAGGTAGTTTTGTGGTCGTGGGAACCATCATGCCTGCTGCAATTGGTGCGGCGGCGTAAGCTAAGTTGCCAAGATTGCCTTTGGCAAAATCCATTGCGGCTGTGGGGCTTGCTATTGCTTTATTAAACCCAGCGGAGACCGCGCCTGAAGGGGTCATGCGTGTAACGGCGTCTTTTGTGAACTGCTCTGCCACCTGCGCAGGCATGGCTTCGCCCAACGCTAAATTCGCACCGCTCAACTGTTGTTGTGCCGTAGTCGCAGCATTAGCCGCACTCATCCCCCCACCAGCAGTCATCAAGCTATCGCCCAGACCAGCGCCCCCATACGCACCCAATCCGGCCATGAGTCCGCGAGACAAACTGCCGGTAGCCAAAGTAGTAATACCGCCCGTAGTAAGCCCAGCCATCATAGATGACATACCAAAACCCGCAGGGCCAAGGAAAGCGCCAAGGGCAATAGGGGCAATAGACTTAAACAAGTCAGACAAAAGCCCAGCTTCGGGTAAACCCGTAACAGGATTGATGGTTAGCGTTGTGCCATTGGCTTGGGCAAACTTTTGTAGGTTCCGGACTTCGTCCGGCGTCATGTGGATCAATAAAGAATCATCGCCACGGCCTTGCTTGGCAACCATGTCGGCAAACTTATGTAGGCTCATTTTTGCCTCTCAAAATGGGGGTTGTTTGATAATATCATGCTGGAAGCGCAGACACAAATGAAAGTGTAGCTACAACGGATTGCGTAGAAGGCTTAGTGGGCGTGCCGGAAGCGGCCAAATGTTGGATAGTTACATCTATCGTAGGCACAGACCAGTAAATCTCAACGTGGTCACCTGCGGCCATATTTAAAAAGTAGTTCCAGCCAACAATTTGATGACCGTCTGTGCCCGCGTGTCTGTTTGGGATAGACACAAAACCAGTTGACCCCGGAATATCCACATCGTTTTGCTTAAGCCAGATATAGACATCTTGGAAGGCTATGTCTGTGTTTCTAAACTGAGCGCTGAACTGCAGGTTGTATATACCAGCGTACTCCACAGTAATCTCAGAGTTGTTAATCCTTACGCTATCAGCAAAGTCAGTGGTGTTGAATGTCATCAACGTTGCGGTGTTGGCTGCAGCCGTCTGGTCTTGGTCGCTAGAAAACGCTCCGTATGGATTTGACACGTACTTACCACCCGTCGGGCCGAACAGTTCCCCAAACGCATTTTGCAGTTGGTTAAAGTAAAGACGCAAAACGTTCGTAAACTGATCCTGATACCTGCGCTCGTACGTGTCCGTGCCCAGTGGTAAATTGGGCGGTGCGGGGGTGATGATCCTGTTCTTGGATGTCATTAACGTCTGCCGTCCGGCCTGATGTCAATACGAGGTGCACCCAGTTGCCAAGCAGTGTTGATCTGGTTAGAACTGATCTTAAAGATCATCTGGCGACCGCGCATACGGGTGAATATCTGCCCTGTAAACTGCTCAGTAATAACGTAGGTACTACTCTTAGCCACGGGTTGTGAGGCTGTACTTGTAGCTCCTGAACCTGAATTAGCCAGACCATACAACGTCATAGCTACAGACGGCACTGCGCCGGTTGGAGAGTTTGTAGAGTCTTCAAAAGTCAGATCAGGAAGTACGCGCCATACAAACCCAAAGTTGTGGCCATCGCCAATGTCAAACTCAGACGAGGAGATATACGCGTCAATAGGTGCAGTTGTAGCAGTTGCACTGTCGTTTAATCCATTTTCATGGTACACCACAAGCCCCGTACCAGCAGCGCTGTCATAAGTTGTAGCCATTGGATATTCACGTAAACCAGAATCAAGCCAAGCTGTACGGTTCATTGTACCGTAATACCAAATTTTTTCTAAGTAGTTATAAATTACGTAGCGGTTATTCTGGGTAGCGTTGGCAGAACAGTAAAACCACCACACTTCGTTGAAGCCTTCATTGGTGCCGCACATAACTTGCGATGCTTGGCTTGTATTAAAGTCTTGGAATATAAAGCGGCGCAAGTCGCAGTTAAGTGTCTGCACACGGCCATCGTAGGAGTAGAACTTATCCACACCCATCCAGTACACAACACCAGAGGCAATAACTGCTGCATTTTGCCCTTGGATAGAGATGTTGTCGCCAAGCAGTTGAGGTACCCAGACATAAGGGGGGCCAAGGTATTGAAGCGAATAGGCTGCAGAGTCAGTCAGAACAAAAACTTCTTGACGAGTCTGAACTATGGCCACAATCTCTGAGCCATGTGACACCCGCACAAAACCTGCTTGATTAGTGGGGTCAGGCGTCCAGTTATAAATGTCGTCTTGTGCTGACCAGCGAATTAACATGGGGTCAATATCTGTAGAGCCGTAGTCGTTGGTGCCAAACACAATGATGAAGCGCGAAGAATCCGACACTGTCAAGGTATTCTGGACAATAGGACAGTCAACAATGTTTGACACAGCACCCGTGCCAGCAGAGGTTGTGTTGACCGCAGCACCTGCGCCGTCTAACAATTTAAACGTTAGGCCGTTGACTTCAAACACGTAATACGTTGTGCCTGCGGTAATACCGGTTGGCAAAGAGCCACCAGAGAATTGAAGTGCCGCGCCTTCTGTGTATAGGATGGTAGAAGTGACAACTGTCGGCGAAGCGTTTGTAAAGCTTACTGTACCGCCAAGTGTATTGAGGGCTACGCCTCGGGCATTGACTGTGCTTGTTGCATCCCAGTAGTAAAGGCCACCACCACGGGGGCCAAACACAAGGTCTTCACCGTAGTTAATCTGACTCCACAATCGAATTGGGAACAGCGTATTAGAACCAACACCCCAAGGCCCACTACCCCATGTACCACCGCCCCAGCCGGTTACGGGAACAGCAAAAGGTGCGCCAACGTTAATTTGGTAAGCGGCAACAACAGACGCACCGCCCGTAGAGCCAGCAGGGATAACTGTTGGTGCAGTAGATATAGTGTATGTATTAACACCGGTAACAGTGATCTGAAACTGCGCGTTGTACGTAGTTGCGTACGTACCTGTAGCACCACTAAAAGTGACAAAATCTCCAGTAACACCGCCGTGTGCAGTGTCGGTTACGGTCACAGTAGTTGTGCCGTTGCCTGTAAACGGGTTGTTGTTAATTGTGCTGCTTGCCCGAATTGGCGTGATGTCAAAGTACACGCCACCTTTTTCAATGTAGAACTTAAGGTTTGTACCAAGGCCAAGAAGGTTAGGGCCATTAAGCGTAATCCAATTCCACAACGACCGGCAAACTCCTAGAAACGTATTTGTAGAAAGTCGTGTCCAACCACCAATAATCTCTGGGTTGCCTTGGCGAAAGCGAATCTTGTCGCACTCATACCAGCCACCCTCGTTGGTGTAGCGAGTATTTTCCCGGTTGACGCCCGGCTTAAACAGAACTTTTTGTAATGGCATCGGTCAATCCAGTAGGGCGCACTCAGCGGTACGCCGTTTAAGCAAGCCCGGCAATACCTTGCCGCCCCCTTTAGTCCAGAGCATTAGTTGTTCTTTTGCCCCTTCCCAATCATTGGCGTTGATTTTCCTCTTTAACGTGGAAGTCTGCAAGCGTCCAATGCCCAAGTTATAACAAAAATCCACGATGGCATTTAGCTTTCTTGGATCGCCTTGAGCCGCTAGTACCAGCAAATTTGGACAATGCCTGACCGCACCGGGTGCGTAGGTGTGCATAAGCTCAACCATCAAAAGCGCCCTAGCCGTGGGCTCGTCCATCGGTGGGTCTTCTAAAGTGACCTTGCGTTTGTCTGCGTAATAGGTAGAACCATAGCCAATTGTGGCTACGCCAGCCGGACAGAGGTAGGGCTTGGCCCGATACCCCTCAAACCGGCGGCACAGTTCAGCGGCTAACTCTAGGTTCATATGCCACGTTGCTTCAAGGTACGGTCTAAAAACCAATAATTTATTGTCCCAGACAGCAGGGCTGAAAAGTCAGGGGTCATCATGGTCTTGAACACTTCTACGGCTGGCGCACCCGCAAGCCATGCGTTCCATGCAAACCAAACGTGAATAAACGACCAGACAAACAGCACCCAGTAAGTTACGACTGGACGCACAGAAGCTGACAGACTAGCCACCCAACCGCCTGCGGCTTTGACCATCTCGGCTTGCTGAGTGATGGCATTGTTAAACGCATCCATTACGCCTACGTCCATGGCGGCTTCACGCTGTGCGCCAATCTCAGCCAACTTCTGCTGACCACGTAACGTTTCTAGTTCGCACTGACGGGCAAACATGGCAAGCTCATGCTGACGCTCATTCTTCTTGTCAAAGAACTTCAGGACTTCAGGAGCCATGCGGAACAAGCCGCCAAAGATGGAGCCAAGCAAGCCCCCAGATAAAACTTCAAACATGCTTATTCTCCACAGTGTTTACATTTGTGATGGCTGTCGCCGTGCGAGAGCTTGACCCCCGCCAAGAGGCCAATAAATCCCCCGATGATCGTTTGAAACGCCGGGTGAAGCATACTGAAAATCTCTGCATTGTCCACTTCCTTGGCCCACAGACCGAGCAGAAACGCAACCACCATACCCAGCACAGACAAGCAAAGGGTAGCGGCTACCATCAGGGTTACAGAGTACGTCAATTTACCTACTACGTCTGGGTTCTCGTTCATACAAGTATGTCCACTTTGCGGTTTGTAAAAATCTCAAGTCTAAGCTGGTTTTGTTCGGCCTTCTTCACATACAACTCAAACTCAAGATCATCAATTTTGTCCTTCACCTTCTTCATCTTCAGGGCTTGCTTGTATTCTTCTTCAAGCCTCTGTGTTCTGCGCTCAAGCGCGTCTGTTCTAGTCGGATAGTCGGCGACATCCAGCATTGGATACCACTTGTGGATTGGCGTAATCACTTCTTTTCACGCTCAAGTGCCTCTTTGTACCCATGAATAATTAGTCCTCTGGTTTCTGCTGAATCGGCTGTACCCGCCCATTCTGCCAAATTGTTCCAGATAACCACGTAATCCTGTGATCGGCAATGCGCTGCATTGTTCTTTAGCCACGCGATCATTTGCTGATGGCGCTCTGATGGGTTGTGGATGGTGTAGCCAATCCCATAGAACTCGCGCACGTGGCAACCATTTTTGGCTACGGCTCCAACTAGCCCCAACAGCAGTAACAGCAGAAGGAGCCAGCGCATACATAGTTATACCGTAACGTAATCGTTTGACTTACCACCAAATTTTTTAACAATATTGAAGATACGTGTGCCATCTTCAAGCGCCATAATTTCATGCGGTTCGTTTGGGCGGAAATCTAACAGTTGGCCTGCAATAGCTTCCTGCTCCCAATCATGAGAGTAAGCTTTGATTTTTCCACGAGCAACAATTGTAATGTGCGTTGTAGATTCATCATGGCTGTGCTTTGGCAATAGGTCACCTACTTTTTCAAAGTCATACTGCGTACCTTTAATGTCGCCTAAATTTTCAAGTAGATTAGCCAATAACATTTGGCGCACTCCCAGACATTTGGCTAAATATGGCGTTTCGTTCTCTGCGAATTGCTTCACTTGCTGCGGTTTCTGCGTCTATTTCTGATTGTTTGATAACAATTTCTTCCGTAGTCATAGCCCGCGCAGTCCATACATCTTTAACTACACCATCAACCCATTGGTAAGAACATTCCTCAATTTCAAATGTTCCGCAAGTATTAGGTTTTTCAATACGTTCAAAACGTGCAAATTCTGATGGCAAATTATTAACATCAACGTTAGGAAACGCTTCTTTAAAGTTATCGCCAAAAATTGGGTGTTCAAACGGTTGTCCGTTAATAATACGAATATAGAGTTCCATTACAGATTCCCTGTTTGAGTTGAAGGAAATGATCGAGTAGTACCGGGCCAGATAATACGGACTGCGCCGCCGCCGCCGCTTCCTCCGGGGTTATCGTACACACAACCGGCCCCATCCCAAGTACCACCACCGGCACCGCCGCCGCCTCCATAAAGTGCTCCTGAACCGCCATTACCGCTACCAGTGCTCCCGCCATTTGCACCGCCCGAACCGCCATTACCGCCAAAGCCCCCGCCACCATATTGACTGGCTCCGCCCGCTCCACTAGCGCCTTGGCCTAATATGCCTACTCCGCCACCTGCGCCACCACCGTATAAAAGTGTTCCAGAGCCTGAGTAGTTAAAACCCCAGCCTCCGCCACCACCACCACCTGCGCCGCCAGCACCACTAGTACCATTTGAAATACTAGGGCCAGATACTCCACCACTGCCGCCATCGCCAGCGTAGCCACCACCACCACCTCCGCCACCGCTATACCCACCGCCATTTCCGCCGCCGCTATAGGCTCCAGTAGGACTTCCGCCAGCACCCCCAGCATTTCCACCACTAGCGCCAACTACCGCCGAACTAACAAAAAATGAATTAGTTCCAGAAGTAGCCCCACTGCCAGCCGCACCTGAACCACCACTGCCAACTTTTACTGAATAGCTGCTACCGGGCGTAACAGTGTAATTATTTTTATAGGCTAACCCCCCACCCGACCCACCTTGAGCCGCCGACCCAGCACCGCCACCTACAACAACAATTGATACCGAAGTCACACCCGCAGGGGCAACCCATGAGTATGTTCCCGGCGTTGTATAAGCCTGCTGACCCACAACAGCCGCCGAGGTACCGTAAAAATTTTGTATTGAAATTGCACCACTACTTGGCACAGCACCATATGTCCCACTCGTGCCTGCTGCAACATACGCACCACCTGCATAGTATTCGTTTAAACCAATAGGGTTTGACCCCCCAAACTCAGTTTGAATATCTGTTAAAGCCAATGGGCCAGATGATGGTAGTGCCATGTGTAATCCTTAAGGTGTTCCGTAAGCGGTTACGTTTGCAACGGTAATGAGATTACCACTGCTGTCCATGCTTGCAATTGTAGTTGCGCCATATTTAAAAACAAGTTTGCCACTAACCTCAGAAATGCTGAAATTTGTGGTTTGAAGCAGTGGGGTACTGTTAGCCGTAGTTGCTGTTGTAGCAGTAGTTGCTGTTGCCGCGTTGCCTGTTGTATTCTGGTTAAATGTCGGCCAAGTAAATGTGCCCGTGCTGAAGTTTCCTGATGTTGGTGTTCCTAACACGGGAGTGACAAGTGTTGGACTGGTATTAAGAACTACGCTTCCAGAACCTGTCGAAGTCGTAACCCCCGTACCACCATTGTCAACATCCAAAGTGCCCCCCAAAGTTACATTACCTGATGTGCCCGTAGACGGTGTCAGACCCGTAGTACCCGCACTAAATGATGTTACACCCGCAGAGATAGCGCCGATTTGGTTCTGCACAAACGCGGTGGTAGCAAGCTGTGTGGTATTAGTTCCGGTAGCCGCAGTTGGGGCGGCAGGAGTTCCAGTAAACGTTGGGCTTGCTGAAAGAACCGTATTACCTGTACCTGTAGAAGTGGTTGTGCCTGTACCACCATTTAACACTGGGAGAGTGCCGGTAACGTTGGTCGTCAGGTTGGCAAAAGTTGTTGAACCTGTACCTGTACCGCCGTTGGCAATTGGTAGTGTGCCTGTAACTTGAGAGGTCAAGTTAACACCAGACAATGTGCCACCAAGGGTCAAACTGCCTGTGCTTGTGACTGTACCTGTTAGGGTAATCCCGTTGACTGTGCCCGTGCCGCTGACGCTTGTGACGCCGTCGGCTACGCTTGAAGCTACTTTGACAAAGTCAGTGCCGTTGAAATACACAATGCACTTCTCGCCTACAGCTACGGAAATACCGGTCTGGCCGTAGGCTTTGAATGTCACTGTGCCGCCCGTAGCGGCGTTGTCCACAATATACGACTTGCTTACAGCGGGCGAGCTAACAGTGCCAACTGTGATGACTTTAGTTGTAGTCAGCGTACCTGACACTTTGATGAAAGCGTACTGCCCCGAGTTTGCTGTGATGTTTGAAACTGAATCATCACCGGCTGTATTGTCAAGCGTAACCGCGCCGTCACCCGTAAAAGTAGACGTGCCCGCAATGGCAATGTCCAAGTAGTTGGTTAAGGCGTTGTTGACCAAGTCACCCCATGTGCCGTCAAAGTAACCTTCAACTGGCAGAGGTAGGTCAAGTAGCGCGGTGTTGCTAAGTCCAACAGTCATGATTATCCTTCGATGAGTTTGGCGACAAGCGCCTCAAGTTTAGCGATACGCGCTTCTTGGTCAGTAATCCGATCCTCGTGTTCAGCATTTGCAGCCAAAGCCAAAGCACTGAGTTTCTCGTAGTCTACTGCCAATGAACCATCTGGTCGAGTGCGAACTGCAACAGGGAACTTAGCCAATACGTCTTGGGCAATGACACCAAAGTCGGACTTGACAATAAAGTAGCCATCTTCGCCGCCGTGCTCTTCAATGTACTCGGCTGTCCAATCAAACAACTTACCGCCAATTGCCGCTGCCGTAGCTGCTGCGTTGGGGATGTTGCGCACGTTCTCTTTGAACTTGATGTCAGAAGAGTAGTATGCGGTCACGTTGTTTGTAGCGCGAATCTCACCGGCTGTACCTGAACCGGCAGTGCCAACACCCAGAGAGTTAACTTGGTAGTTGTTGCTAGTGTTTAGCGCATTGGCTGTTGTTGCAGTGGTGGCTGTTGTTGCGCTACCAGCAGAACCCGTAACGTTAATGCTCCAAGTACCAGAAGCGCCGGAACCGGTCAATGATGGGGCGTAGCTTGTGTAGTTGCTAGAGTTAAGGTAATAAACCCAAGAGCCAAAGGTGCCGTTTTGAACGTTGCGTGTTGCCAATCTATTGGCGTTATCTTCCCAGCCCCATGCGACTTGAGTGCCCCAATAACCCCCGGAATTTGTGTGGCGGTAATTTTGCTGAATCCACCATGTACCGCCGGGGCTGTTTGTGGTGTTTGCACCTAGATCACCGTTATACCGAGTAGTGCCCGCAGGTGTGTTTTGGAAGTCGGCATTCCAAGAGCCGTCGCTACCGTGTTGGTTGATGTAGTTACTGCTATTTAAGTAGGTGGCAGATGTAGCAGAAGTTGCCGATGTAGCAGAAGTTGCTGTAGCGGCGTTACCTGAGATAGAAATACCCCAAGTACCAGAAGCGTTAGACTGCACCGAAGAAGTCAGCGTCGCTATGCTAGTTTTGCGGTAAAAATTATCAGAACCGTTGGTGTAAATAATCTGACTAATAGTCCCCGCTTCTGAGTTGGGCGATGAACTATTTATGTAATAAAAGTAAGTGTAGCCACTTGCATCAGAACGACCAATTGTATTGGCTGTTGCAAAACTTGTTCCCGCAGCAGGCACTGCTCCGTAAGAACCCCAATTGGTGGCTGTTGTTGCCGTTGTTGCGCTAGTTGCGGATGTGGCTGAAGTAGCCGAAGTTGCATTGCCACTCAAACTTGCCGTAATCGTACCGGCAGAGAAGTTACCCGAAGCATCACGCAGAACAATCGTAGAAGCAGTGTTGGCTGTAGCCGCAGTAATTGTTGCGCTGTTTGCTTGACTTGTGATTGTTCCAGCGGTGGTGGCGGATGTGGCTGTTGAGGCGTTACCTGACAATGTGGCTGTAATCGTACCTGCGCTGAAGTTACCAGAAGCATCACGGGCAACGATAGCCGAGGCGGTGTTTAAGTTGGTAGCGTTGGAAGTTACCGTAAAGGTAGAAGACCCGGATTGGTTAGCCGTAAAAGTAGCTGAACCAGACAAGCCTGTGCCGGACACTGCCATTGTCAATGTACCGTTGTTTACACCAGCAGCCGTAGAAGCCACAACCCATGAAGGAGCAGCAGCGCCGTTAGATTGCAAGATGTAGCCAGAAGTACCGGCTGTCAGTTGAACCGTTGTACCTGCGGCTGACTGATAAGGAATCGTACCTGCGGAACCACCAGCCAAGTTTGTAGCTGTTGTTGCACTTGTGGCAGATGTTGCTGTCGTTGCAGATGTTGCGCTTGTAGCTGTTGTGGCTGATGTAGCCGTAGCTGCGTTACCGCTTATTGAGATGCCCCATGTGCCCGTAGCGCCTGTACCGCCCGTAGATGGTGCTCCTACAGTGTTATAGGAAATTGTTCGTGCGGCAGAACCATTGAAAGTTGTGCCAGAAACATCGCCTGTTCCGCCGTTGTTAAACGTGACTGCATTAGGCGTAGAGATTGCAGAGTAGGCAAACGCAGAGCCGTTCCAACCCAAATATGTGCCAGCAGTTGTTGGCGCAGTAATGAATGATGTTGTGGCCGCGCCTGTCTGGTATGGAATCTGATTGGCTGCGCCAGCAGAAATGTTTGTAGCTGCGGTGGCCGTTGAAGCATTACCTGTTAAAGCTGCCGTGATTGTGCCAGCGGCAAAGTTACCAGAAGAGTCCCGAGCAACAACCTTAGAGGCTGTGTTTGCAGATGTAGCGTCAACCGTAGCAGTAACCGCCGCAGAGCCGTTAAAGCTCGTCCCTGTCAGGTATGTGCCCAAGGTCAAAGCGTTAACCACGGAACCTGCTGAACCTGAAATGTTGCCAGATACAGCCGAACCAGCAATAGCTATATTGGTATTGGTTACAGATGTTATCTGACCTTGAGCATTTACCGCAAAGACAGGAACCGCAGAAGCAGAACCGTATGTTGTGGCTGTCACACCCGTATTAGAAATGTTGAATGTTGTAGCAGGAGAAAGGTTTAAGCCTGTACCCGCGCTGTATGTGATCGGGGCATTAAACTGCAAAAACACCAGTGGGGTGGTGCCAACAACAATAGGCAAAGCAGTTTGTTGAACCCAAGCTGTAGAAGCCAAAGTTCCAGAAATAACCAATACATAGTCGCCTTGGTCAATCTCGTTAGTCCCAGTACCAGAAGTATCGTAATCTGTAGCACGGGTCAGGATGAATGGAGTGCCTGCGCTACCAGCCTGCGTTACAACATAAACACCGTTGTATGCTGCATTACCGCTAGTTTCATCTTTAACCAACACGCGCTGGGTAGCGGTAGGAGAACCCCCGCCCAAAGATAGCGCACCATTTGCGTTGGCTGTAATTGTTGCGCCTACACCGCTTGATCCGTTGTTGTAAGTATAGGCCGGGAGGGCGGCAGTTGAAGCGTAGTTGACCGGCTGGTGGTAATTTAAACCAGACGAAATTGAATCCACATACAGCTTGTTGACAATGTCTGTATCAGCAGTTGGGGAAGCCGTAATTGTTCCTGAAGTCAGAGCGGCAGAAGTTGCCGTGATTGCGCCAAAAGATTGCTGAACCACTTTGCCCGTAGTATCCGTCCATACGGCATTCTCAGATGGGTACGTTACAAACACATCAAGTGTTGTACCAGTAAAATTAACCAAGGAGCCAGTGCTAGAAGATAAAGGCGTAGCGTTACGGGTCAGTGTTGTACCAGAAGATGTGTACGTACCGTAGTTAACTTCCCACGCGCCTGATATGGGGTCAATAATTGCAAAATATGTAGTGTTACCGTTGCCAACGGAAGCAAAAGATTGAAACCCTGTTGGCGTTGTCAGGAGCGTGATCGTGCCTGTACCGGGGTTGGAAGCGGTCTGTTTAACCCGATCTTTTAATACGAGTGCCATCTTTAATCCTTACGACGGTAGGTTAGTCCAACCGGGGTTTTGTGTGTCGTTGATATTTTGCCAGTTTGCGTTCTGGCTGTCATCTATTACCGCCCAAACAAGCACGTTACCGATAGAAACAAGAAGCTGAATGCCTGTTACGTTTGCGTTAACTGTCTTGATAACAGACATCGTGTCTAGCGCGGCAGCAAATTCAGCGACCGAGCCAACAAACACCACCTGCGTACTAATCGCATCAATAGCAGATGCACTCTCAGTAATAGACACTTGCAAAAATAAACCGCGTGTGGTGTCATCCAAACCAGATGCAGCCTCAGCAATAGAAGCTACAAATGTAGCTGCGGTAGTAAATTCGTCTATGCCAGATACGGCTTCAGTAACAGCCGCAACAAACACTGCTTGGGACGTAAACACTTCGCTTGCAGACACACCTTCAGCCATTGCCGCAGCAAATGCAACTTGAGAAGCAAAAGAATCTGCGCCGGAAGCGGCTTCTGATATGTCAGAAAGAAATAGTGCTTGGGCAACAATAGCGTCCACAGCAGCCGCTGCTTCGTCAATACTACCGGCAAATACCACGGGGCCTTGGATTAAATCTAAACCCGAGGCAACTTCATCAATACTGCCGGGGTATGTGCCTAAAGCAGAAACAGTATCAATACCACTTGCAGCTTCTGGAATATCTACGTTAAATATATTGTTCAACGTATCTACAACGTCTACACCAGAGGCTGTTTCTGCGTTTGTAGCTACAAAATCCGACTGAACAGAAACGGAGTCAATACCAGAAACGTTCTCTTCAATCAACCCACCGGCAGTAAACAGCGCATTTACCGCATCAACACCTGACCCTGTTTCGGAGATGGCGACAGCAAACGTGCTGCCCCCTTGAGAGGCAAACGGCGCTTGTGCAAACGTTACATCCCCGAACATAACCTATTAGGTCGCGGTCAGAGAGAAGGTGTAAGTCACGTTCAATGTATCGCCAGAAGCAACAGATTTGTCGCCACCTGTAAAATCACCTTCAGAGAACAAAATGCCTGAAGTGCCTGAAGTTGCGCTGGTTAAAAAAGCACCGGCAATAACAACCGTAGCATTCATCACAAAAGAAGACGGTGAAGCTGAGTTGGTAATCACTGATGGATTGGCTGAAGTTGCCGAACCAAAAGTTACCGCTTTACGTGTTCCTGCATAAGCCGCGCTTTCTGTCCACCCGGCGTGTGAAGCCAAAGTGTCGGCGGCGGCAAACGTTGTACCTGAACCGGGGCCTGTAACCAGACCAAGATACCAAGTGGTAGTTTGCGCACTACCGGCAAGATATGCGCCGTTCATGTTGGCTAAACCTTGGTTTACTACCAAGTTGTGAAAGGTGTCTGTCCACTTTTTAACGCCGTCTGCGCCTACGCAAGTAACGGTGTAAACACCACCAGCACCAACGGATTCACCGAGGCCGGGGCGTGTGACTAAAGTGGCTGTCACTTGGTCTTTTGCTGAACTGAATTCCATGATAGATCCTTAAGAAATGCGCACGATGGCGCTGTTGGCATCGGGGGTTGGGAAGATGATTTGAAACGTATCGTTGTTTACTGTCTTGTCTGAACCAAAGTCCAGAACTGCAACTGACGGGTCGCCTGCAACAGAGTCGTTATAAATTAACGCGCCGCGTGCTGTAAATGTGGCGTTTGTCCAACTTGTATTGTTAAACGAAACAAACGCAGTGGGGACACCCGCAGTGTTGTTACCAGAAGTCGGGGATGTTGAAATCGTCAACGTGTTTCCGCCGGTTGTGTAACCGCCGCCACTGGCCACTTCACCTGTCATACCTACTGTGTAGGCGGTAGTGCTTGCAGTCAAATTTGCTGCGGCTGTAAACAACGCAACCTTAAAAGTGTTGGGCGATGTGGGGCCAAAGTTGTGAACTGCTTGAAGCAGTTGAACTTTAAAGCTTGTGGTTGCTGTTTGCGAAATTGCCATATCAAGTCACCTTTTGTCGGAACTGTCCAGAACGATACGCGTCTTGACGCTCCATACCATCGGCCAAACGTTTTGCTAGGGCAAGAGCTTCCATGAACTTCTGGTTGTACAGAGCCATCATGTCAGTCTCACCCTTCATGTAAGTGTAAGCCTCAACCAAAGAACCGTACAACAACACAGAGTCAAAGTTATCACCAAGCCACGTTGTACTAGCAGTCACAATAGACTCTGGGTAGTAGTAATAGTGCAACTCTACGCCATACGTAGCATCAGGCGTTGGGCCAAGGATAAAAGTCAACTCATTGACGTCGTTACTCTGAGAACCAAACAACGCGTAGTACTTTGGGATTGCTGTGTCGGTCGGCTGTGGGTACGCTTGGCGAATAAAGTTAACGTCTTTGTTTAACAAATACTCGTACGCGCCTGTAGCGTCAATAACCGCCATTGAATACACCGCCAAGAAATCATTAGGGCATCCAAGATACTTGTTGTTGGCAGACGTAGACCCTGTCACATTCTTGCGAATAGACGGGAACTGCATCGAGTTGTAAATACGCTGCTCAGCTTGCTGAACGAACACGGGTATCTCAGCGATAAAGTCCGCTTCGGTATTCTCCGTGTACGCTTGAATAGCGTTGCTGAGTGCAGTGTAATTCATGCCATCGGGCCTCTAGCCATAGTTCCCTTGGTCGCCGCGCCGTTACCACGAGTGACGATACCGGATGTCTTAACGGTTTCGTTACCAGCGGCTTTGCTGATGTTGCCAACACTCATATTAACGGTGTCAGCTTTACTGCGATTGACGCCAGAACCGGGGTTCTGGGATATGCCCACGGGCGCACCACTCATGGTGTGAGGCTTGGCGTATGCAGAAGCGGATAGATTGTTAATCTTGGCCATGTTATTTCCCCTGATTCTTAACTTTGGCCATGCCGCGACCATACTGGAGCATCATCTCGTTGGTCTTACCGCCCTTGGCAAGCTTTGTAGGCGCTTTGCCGGGGTGCATGTTTTTCTCGTGCTTACCAACAGCAGACTTAATCATCTTCTTGTCTTGGGCTAAATCTTTCTTGTCCATATCAGACTCCTATTTGTATCGTTACTGTACCAATTTGTACGCCTAATGCCAAGTAGTTTGGCGTTAACACACTGTCAAAACTGCTTGCCCCACCAACAGGGTTCCAACCCCACTGAATATCTCTTGAACCGCCAGTCAAAAAGCCAGCAGTGTTTACGCCTGCGGTAACGTACGTCGTGTCCTTACGCGGGTTACGCACAGCCTGCGGATCATCCACTGGGTACATGCCCAACTGCAACTGCGGCTGATCTGGATCCCAACACGCATTACACACCATCAAATTGTAAAGCTTGGTCTTGATAACTTCTTTTTTCAAAGCCGTCAATTTAAACTGCTGGCCACAGCGATCGCACATGGCGATACTGTTCTTACCAGAAGCAAACCGATTGCCCATTTACGTACCGCTTCCAATGAACTGTTGCCTTGGAACAAAACGAACCGAAGCTTTCTCACGATCTTCATCAGCGGCAAGTTGCCAAGCCTCATCGTACTGTTGCTTCAAGACCGGTAGGCGCTCAGCGCCATTCTCAATCTTAAGAGCCAAGTAGTAGGCCAAACCAGCCACCATACAGGGCAGGAAGCGGAAAGGCACGTCCATCGTACGTACGCCCCCGCCAGCATCATCAATACGGCGCATGCGCCAGTAAACAAACTGATATGTAGCGCTGTTGTCAGGAGTTGGCCAGAGTGTCACAGAGGGGAGATTCTGTGTGTATACAGACACGCCAGTCGAGTGTGCTGCGGCAGTTGTGCCGTTCTGTCCACGAAAGCAGTTAGACAGCACGTTGCCAGAGATGTAGCCGTACTGGACAGTCTCGTTTTCAATCAACAAGAACCCTGTAGCAGGCAAGCCAGCAGCGGAAGTCAACGTAATTGTGGTGGCCGTGGCCGTAATCCCGCCGTTAAGCGTGGTGCCAATCGAAGAAGTCTGGCCATCCAAACGCTGATACCACACCTGAATAGGACGGGCTTGTTGCAGTTTGTTAGGAATAGTTGCATAAGTAGAAACACTGATACGCGTGATGGTCAGGTCAGCCTGCGTAGATGCGCTACCCGCGCCCGTGCGAATGACGTGCTCAAGTAGATCCACCGTGTCGACAGGGAGTGCGTAGGTGTTCAGACCCGGAGTCAGGTTAATCGTACCCTGCTCAAACGTCCACATGTTGACACCACGGTTTGCCCAATCAGCAAACATCAAGTTCAATGAACGACGGGCTGTACGCAAATCGTAGCCCGTACGCAACTCCGAACCCGCGCGCTCAAACGCTTCCTCAACCAACTCAGTAAGGTCAAGGTTAAACGCTGCGGTTCCTGAAGTGGTCATCTAAAGCCTGCCGTTTTCTTTGCAATCGTTTTGGGTTGCGCTACGAATTGTTTTCCGGCTTTTTTGCCAGCACGTTTCGCACGCGTTGTCGCAGCGTACTCAGAAGAACTGAGGCTTTTAATCGCAGCGCTAGGAAGGTATCGCTCACCAGTGTCAGAAGATTTTTTACCACTTTTGGTTCTCCATTTTTGGTCACCCCAATCCTTCAATGATTTCTGAGGCGCTTTCAATCTCGATAACCCCCGCCTGCCGCCTTGTACTTCTTGGCAACAAGCTGAGCCTTACGAGCCGACCACTGACCTGCACCCGTACCTTGCGTAGCTGCGGCTTTTACCTGAGACACAATTCGCTTGCGTAACTCCGGTTTAGTGTAGTTACCAGCCGCATTTACTTTACCGCCTTCAGCGTATTGCGTGAAGTCAGTGTCGTCCCGTCGGGCTTTTTTCTTACCCTTGGGCATTTTAGAGGGGGAGATGTCCCCCATCCCACGGCTGGCCATCATGGTGTTAGCAGGCTTTGCCGCCCATTTTCATACCAATCATCGTGCCTTTGGTTTTGCCTTTTGTAGCAACACCATCAGCGCGCTTAGAGGCAGAACCACCAGCAGCCATTTTTTTCATTGGCATTTCTGCTTTGCCGCCTGCTTTAGCTCCAGCTTTTTTCTTAGCCATCATTGCCATAAATCCGGGATTCATCTTAGCCATAGTATCACCACCTTTAGAAAATTTGCGGTTTTTGTCCGCTTGGTTAAACTCTTTACCCACGGACTGTGGGACTCCTACTTTCTTAGCAAACGATGGGTTGTTAGCCACCGCAGCCATGAAATTGTGTTGCTTCTTACTCGTCGATGGCATCACTTGCCCCCTGAGTACCAATGCACAAGTTGAACTACCCCCGCCCCAACAGTACCGCTTGCACCTGCCAACAGCATCAACATTCTCCAACCACCTTTGGCTTCAGACAAGGTCTTGTCAATAGCCGTCAGCGTTGCTTGCATGGTTTTCATGTTTTCCAACATTTTGTCCATATCATCTTGCAAATGCTTAATGTCGGACGCATGCGTGGCTAATTCACGGGCGGTTTGGATAGCATCGTCAGTCATACCATCCGCCCTTTTGTCTTGCCTTTTGTAGCGCAGCCATCAGCCGCAGTTACATAGCCGCCATCCTTACAGTTCCACGCCCTCAAAGACTTATTGATGCGTGAGTTCGGATCGTTGGCAGTCTTCTCGCTTGTGAGTTTCTTCTTCATGCCACTCATCCTTGCGCAAAAGGAGTCGCGCCGTGAGCCGCCCTCGGGCTGGGGGCGTTTCAGCCCCGGCTTGCCGGGATTGGCTGCATTGTAAGAAGCTCGTCCTTTGGCGTTCAAGCCGCCCTTCTCGGATTTGCCCTCTTTGCGAGTCCATGCTGGTGACTTAGCCATAGAACACCACGGCTGTGGTAGAAGCCGCACAAACTGCTGAAATATTTGTGGCACACCTAATTCCCTCTCCGGGAATCACAACGTTGATTGAGCCAGCCGCTGCGGGAGCAGTGAACGAAAACTTAGCCGTGCCGCCTGTACCATCGTTTAAAACCACAGTACCGCCAGATGGATAACTGATTGTCAAACCTTTAATACGAGCGGGGCCATTAAAAATCGTAGTCGTTGCTCCAGCAGCCGCCGCTGCTGAAAGTACGTCATATTGCATCGCCATAATCAAGCTCCTTTAAAAACGGGGCCGTAGCCCCTTGGGTTGATTAAGCTGCAACAGCGCCATTCAAAGCAACAATAGCCCAGCCAGCGGACGTGTAAACCAACATAGCAGATTCGCCAACACCAGTGAACGTAATGGTTGTGAAACCAATCTTTGTTGTAGGGGTCAACACAGCGGAGCCGCCATCAACAGCGTGGCTGATGATCTTGATTTCACCAAGAACACCGTTAGCCAAAGTCAAAGCTTGAGCCGCGCCTGTGGTAGTCAGGTTAGTGAAAGTGTTGATAACGTCAACCGCACCAGCACCAGACACAGATTGTGTGCCTAGAACTACGTCGGTACCAAAAGAAGAGTTAACCGTAACAGCGCCTGTGGTTGAACTAATAGAGATGGATTGAAAGCCATTCTCGGAACGAACTGGGCCGCTAAACGTGGTATTTGCCATGATTTTTCCTTACATGCAAGTTAGGCGTATCAATCTGCATGTCGTCAGCCGGGACTGTTTGATACACCGGAAAGCCCGGATTAAGAACAATATACACCAAAAGAAAAAGGGGCACAAGGCCCCTTTTAAATATTTCCAAAGAAATATTAGGTCGAACCGGGGGAGCCAAAGACGCCCAATGGATCAGAGAAGCCGAAGCTGTAACGCTCACGGGCTTTGTAACGAACGTTACCTGTATCAAAGTCACCGTCCATGCCAGTAGTCAAGGCCATACGCTCAAAGTGCTTCAGGCCGTTAGGAACGTCTGTGCACAAGAACCAAGCATTGGTGTCTGTCAGGTAGTGGTTGATTGTGTAACCTTCAGGGATTGAACCGTTGTTCTTCAACGCGTTGATGTCGTTGTCCGCTGTGCCAACACGCAGGTTGGTTTCGAGCAAACGAGTAGCAACGAACTGAAGTGCTGGAGGCACGACCAATTTTCTGGGTTTAGCAGCGATCAGCAAACCACGCTCATCAGTCCAAGCAGCGATCTGAATCACAGCGTTTTCCAACGATGTTTCATTCAAGTCAGAGTTGGTTGAAGGACGGTTACTGTTGGTACCACCAGAGATCAGGGGGTGCGCTGTAGAGAAC